TCCGCGCCTCGTGGCATCCAGATTCGTCCACGCGGAGGCGCTCGCTCCATCGCCAGGCGGCTGCATGCGCCGGGCACCAACCGAAGGGACGATCGCCGCGCTCCGGGGCCGCGTTGCAGCGTGCATCGAACCCCTGGTTGACCGCAAAACCAGGCAGGGAACGAAGTTCCGCGGCGAATTGCGCGCCCCAATTATCCTGTCCAGGCTCGCCAGGTCCATACTGGCCCCTCCGTGGCTCAGAAATCTTGGCCCGAGAGATAGGATCAGCATCTGCTTCAACCCGCTGGCGAGCGAAAATGACGTTGGTCCGTGGCTTCCAACCTCGCGCTTCGCCCGTGGCATCGAGTTGGTGCAGCACCAGCGCGTCAGGGCCTGGCGCCGGTGGCACAAGCCGCCGGTGTTCAAGCTGCTTCCGCACAGGGTGGCGAAGGGCGGCGGCGAGGTCTTCTACGCGGCTCAGGTCGCCCGCCGCCTGATGCTCGTCACTCCAGCGCGAGTCATGGGCACCAGGCTGGTGCTGGCCGAACATCCGCACTACATGCATGCTAAGTGCGCTCGCAATCTGCTAGCGTTGATTGCAGCCACGAAAGTGCTCCCGAAGTCCAGGTTCCTGGCCGCCCTGTTCGAGCCGGAGCAGCACAAGGCGTGGCGGCGACCGCAATTTGCGACCGGCCTTATCGCTGGCATCAGCGCGCCGTGGCTGGTCCGCGCGCGGACTGTGCTAGATTACACATTTGCGCACGCTGACTATACTAGCAGCAAGCGTGCCACTCTGCTGCGGGCGCTCCGTGTTTCAGCTATCGCCGATATACGAGTCGGGCCAGCCGTGCGCGCCGACATCATCGTGAGCGTAGAATTGGAAGACACGCACCATAGGCCAGATAGGTAGCGGAAATGCCTGAGCTGTCGGCTGGTAACAGGATCTCCATCTCTGTCAGCAATCTGCGCCTGGCCTACCCCTCAAACAAGGTCACGGATGGCAGAGTTACTGCATCGATTCTCGATGCTGCAACAGGCGTCGAAGTGATGCCGGAAGAAACAGTGGATTACACCGGAATCCCTGGCCGTTTCGAGGGCACGTTCAGCGTCAACCTGGTCGATGGCTCGGAGTACAAGGTGGTCATCAGGTACTATGAGCCAGCCGGCAACCTGGCTGCCACGTGGGTAAAATACGTGCAAAGCGGCGAGCGGGCGGCGACGATCGGAGCATGAGCCATGCCAGACTGGTTCACGAGCAAGGCTGAGGTCGAGCGGCTGCTTGGCCTGCACGCGGTCAAGAGCTTCCTGTCGGATACCAAGACCGGGAGCATCGACCCGAACGTGTGGGCCGATATACTTGATGACGCCACCGAAACGGTCGCCATGTACCTCGATCGTTTCTATGATCGCGCGCAAATGGCGGCGAATAAGTGGGTTCGCCGCCAGGCGACATGGCTGGCGGCGCATTTTCTCACGCACCGGCGCGGCAACCCCTCGCTCTTCAACGCCAGGGCCAGGCAGGTGATGGATTGGCTGGAAATGATCCGGCTGGGCCAGCTGCAGGTGCCTGGGCTTGCTTGGAAGGCAGACCTCTCTCCCGCTCTCTCAAACATGGTCGTGGACGACCGGTTCTCCATCCAGAAAGTGCGCGTTCAGCCCACCATATCCACCGGCGGAGAGTCGGCGCGGCAGCACAAGGACCCGGTGCAGGGCATGGAGCTGATCTGATGCCTGTCGAGATCAAAGTCACAATGCCCGCCCAGAAACTGGACCCGTTCCTGGAGAGCTTCCCTGCTAAGCTGGCCCAATACCTCTTCAAGGTGATCTCCGAGATCTACATACATAAAGCTATGTCCGGCGGGCGGCCACCCGCCGGCTTCAATGACGAGGCCTGGCCTCCGCTAAGCCGGCTGACAATCTACAGAAAGCTGCTGGCCGAACACCGCCGCCGCAGGGCAAGGCTTTGGCGCAAGGCGCATACTAGCTACATAAATCTGCTTGAAAGAAAGAGAACACGAAGACCGAAGTCGGATCCACATCTAGTGGAAAGGCTATGGCACTGGACCCGCGCCGGCCACATCGCCGGCGCCAAAGAGGACATACAGGCTCAGTGGCGGCAAGAGGTGTATGGCGCTCCGCCATCCAACCCAATGCCTCGCTACACACATCAGTGGGGGGATGCGCCGGCCGGAGATCTGCAAGAGTTCTTGCGTTCCCTTCACGCCTCGTTCATGGCTAGGCGCCGCGTTGCCCGTCTCACTGGTGTGCCGATCAAGCGAGTAAGGCGAGCATCGCTGCCGCCGACCCTGCGCAGATTCTGGAAGAAAGTCTATGCCAGGGCTTACCCTGGATTCTTGCAAGCGGAACGCGCCAAAGAAGGGGCCACTTTTGCTTCGGCCCGCAGGAGCGCCGCGGCACGCGCCGCCAGAAAAGCGTGGAGGTCGGTGATCAGGCGCGCCGAAAGGCTGGCGTACGTCGACTATGATGCGATAGAGGCAATGGAGGGGAAGACGCGAGACGAGAAGGACGCGATTCTGAGATCGGCCATAATGAGAGCATTGATAGGCGAGTCGTTCCTCACCAGGCACAGGCTTAGGGAGCACGGGGCCCTTGAATCGAGCATGGTGCTGATGATGATAGACAGCGGCGCGATCTATAACTCGCTGCTGCCAGGCGCGGTGGGAAGAAATGAAGCTGGCCAAACCCAATATATCATCGATCGGCGCAGCGGACGCGGCCCCGCCGAGGACAAACAGCACAGACGCCCTGGCCATATTTGCGATGTCACAGTGTACCCGTCTACCGAAGAATCGCCGATTAGAGCTGAAGTGACAGTGGGCGTGCGTGTTGTTGACAGAGTGGAGGTCGGCAAGGGCGACACTAGTACAATCATCGAAGTGCCATATGCGGTATATCATCACCTTGGCCCGTCGGTGGAACAGGAGCCTGGGCGGCGAGGCCCCAGGCCGAAGAGAAGGCTGTGGCCGGCTGACCTGCAGAGGTTGCTTTCAACCGCTGTAACACGACTCCTGCAAGCCAGCCGCGTGAACATTACTGGTGTTGTCGGCCTGGAGGATGCACCGGAAGGCTCGCCGACATGATCTCCGCGCTTCTGGCCGCAGTGATCGAGGAACTCTCCGAAAACACTGGCATCGAGGTCCGGGCCCTCGTTGCACCCAACCGTGCCTATGCGAATCTTCCGGACCGTTTTCTGCTGGTGTCGCCAGACTCGTGGTCTGGTCCAACGGAATACACAGAGGGATACCATGTCCTCGACGAAATCTATAGCATCACCGTCATCGCTGGCGCGCGATGCAGGGACGTGCCTATCGACATGAGGCCGGAAGCGCTTGTGTTCGACTACACGAGCGGCCTGGAGATAATGAGCCGAAACTGCATCAAACTGCTTCACCAGAGCGTCAAGGTTGTCGAGCGAGCCAACCGCCTGCTGGCATCCATAGCCCCCAACAACCCGTACATATTCGTCGAGCCGTTGCGCTGGAGTCGCACGGATGCGTCAGCAAGCTTCACATCGCCAAGTTGGATACTTTCTGACGAGCCGACGAGCGAGCTTCCCGACGCGGTGGCATTGATGCGCAGCTATTTCTACGGAGCTCGGCGCACGTCCGCGATGTTCACTCTTGAGGAGCTGACAGGTGGGAGTATTACTGGACAATGACGCGGCGCTGCTGAAGAAGCTCTACCCGCGCCTGACAAAATACATCCCGCACGTGCCGACATCGAAGCAGCTCGCGGCCATGATGCTGCCGCACCGCGAGGTGTTCTACGGAGGTGCGGCCGGTGGCGGGAAGTCCGACTGGCTGCTGATGTCGGCCCTCCAGTACGTGGATGTGCCGCAGTACTCCGCGATCCTGTTCCGGCGCAAGCTGACGGACCTGAAGCTGCGCGGCTCCCTGATTGACCGGTCGCACGACTGGCTCGACTCAACCGATGCCAAGTGGATTCCTGGCGAACACAAGTGGATCTTCCCGTCTGGCGCCACTCTCCACTTCGGTTACCTCGACACTGGCTCGCACTCCGAGGGCCTCGACAAGTTCCGCTACCAGTCGGCGCACTTCCAGTTCATCGGGTTCGATGAGCTGACGCAGTTCTTCGAGGAAGACTACCTCTACCTGTTCTCCCGCCTCCGCCGCACGCAGTGCTACAGGCACACCAAGGATCCCGACCCCAACTGCCGCGACTGCAAGGAGTATGCCGGCCTCCAGCGCGTGCCATTGCGGGTCCGCGCGGCGTCGAACCCTGGCGGCCTTGGGCACTACTGGGTCAAGCGCCGGTTCCGCATCAAGCGGGTTGAGATGCCGGACGGCAGGGTCGTCTACCGTGGCATGCACCCGAAACGGCCCTACGTGCCAGCCCTGCCCAGCGACAACCCGTTCCTGGACATCGAGGACTACAAGAAATCCCTGGTGGAGCTCGACCCAGTCACCAGGGACCAGTACCTGAAGGGGGATTGGGATGCCTCCAGCAAGGGGCGCTTCCTGCGCCAATGGCTACGCCGCTACGATACACGCGGCGCCTACCTCGTGCTCCGCGACAAAAACGGGAACGAGGTCGCCTCGTTTCACCGAGGCTCCTGCCGCCTGGTGGCCTTCTGCGACCCCGCCGCCTCGGTGCGCGAGGGTCCAGGCGACAATGTGATATGGCGCAGAATGCCCTCCTGGACCGTGATCGGCGTCTTCTACGTCACGCCTGCGTATGACATGCTGCTGTGGGATGTGTACCGCATCCGCGCAGAGGTTCCAGACGTACTCTACGCACTCAGGAAATGCACCGCTGATCACGTGGGCGAGGGCCTTGAGTTCATCGGCATCGAGGCCAACGGGCTGGGGATCGGCGTCTTCCAGTCGGCGATGCGCATGGGCCTGCCAGTCAGGGCCGTGCGCACGCAGTCGCACGACAAACTGGTTCGTGCCACGGACGCCACCCTGCGCATGGAACAAGGCAAGATCTACTTCCCACACGACGGCGACCGGCACATCCCCAAGTGCGCCAAGTGGCTCGGCCCCTGGGAGTCAGAGCTGTTCTCCTGGACTGGGCACCCCCAGGAGCAGTCGGACCAGGTGGACGTGCTCGCCTACGCCTCTCGCTGGGTCACTGAGCAGGCCGCAGGCAGCGAGCGAACCCTGAGTTCCAGCGAACTTGGCGGGCATGTGGATGTGTACCAGGTTACGACCGCAGATCCAATGTTGACGGTTTTTTGATTATCGGGCATACATTTACTCATGCCACAGTTCAAGAAACAAATCCTTCGCCCGGGCACTTATCACGTCGTGGGCTTGGACGGCAAGAGGCGGGCCGAGGATATATCGCTCGACCGCATCGCCCTCTGGGTGGATTCTTTCAAGAAAATGCGGGAGGCTGGCGTCAGGGTGCCAGCTCCGTGGGGGCACAAGGGGCTGCTGGCCAGCAACGAGCAGCGGCCCGAGTTCTCGGATCCCAGGCTCAACGCTGGGTTCTGGAACGACCTCTGGATCGACCCCAAGACTGGCGACCTGTATGGTCAGCTCGAAGTGCCAGACGGGCATCCTGACGCTGATAAGATCGGCACGACCGTCGTGGAAGTCAGCCCGATGGTTCTGGAAAATTGGACCGACGGCACAGGCAAGACATACAAGGAGGCGCCGGTACATATCGCCCTTTGCACCTCGCCGGTGGTGCCGGGCCAGGAAAACTTCGAGCAGATCAAGGATGCGGCCGGCATGGTTTGCAGCCTGCTGATGCAGGCTCCGCCGCCTGGCGCAACTTCCGACAACGCCATTGTGCCGTCGGTCGATCCAAACCAGGCTGCCATGATGATGCCGGTGCAGACGCCCGAACAGATGATGATGGGCCTGCTGGAGGCAATGCGCAACCTGCGCGCCCTTGGCCTTGACCTGCCGCCCGACACGAACCCCATGAACTTCATCGAGCGGATCAACGTGGCCGCTCGTGCCGCGCTCTCCGCGCGCAGGACAATCGGAATGGATATACGGCAAGAGCCGTCCCCAGTCGTTATGAGCAACAGCTACGAACTCTACGCCAACGCTCTCGCGAAGCAAAACATCGAAAATCGGCTGAAGGCCCTGGAAAAGACCGGCAGGCTGACCGCCGAATACCGCAAGAAGCACATCGACCCGCTTCTCGGCGGATTCAAGCTCTCGCTTGATAAGGACGGCAACCCGGAACCCAGCACACTTGAATCGCTGATCGCCGCGCTGGAGGCAATTCCGGTACCCCGCATTCTCCACAGCGGATTCAAGGCATCAACTGTCGATGCCGCCGGCGAGCCGCCAGACGCTGGAGTCTACGACGACCTGGACGATGAACAGATCGACAGGCTCATTGAACAGCAGTTCAGCGCGGCCGGCTACGCGGTAATGAACAACAACAGGAAGAAGTAACAGATGCTCCAGTTTGATCATGCTTGGCGTGTTCCGGGCCAAACAGAGGCGCTGGAAAACACGGAAGGCCAGATTTGGTGGGGCGGCTTCGTGCACCAGCCCCTGGTCGTGCCCGTCTTCCTGGACGGCTCGGCGCGCGACACTGGCAACGGCAAGCCGACTATCCTGCGTCCAGGGCTGCTGCTTGGCCGGGTGACCGCCACGGGAATGTGGCGGCAATGGAACCCGACGGCCACAGACGGCTCCGAGCACATCGCTGGAGTGCTGCTCTACGAGGTCCAGACTCAAGCTGCCGGCGCCGACGCCAACCGCTGGTTCGGCTATGCGATGGTGGCCGGATGCCTGAAGGAGAGCGCCATCATCGTGCCAGGCTCGGTCAACGCTGGCCTGGCCGGAAATGCGCTTGAGTTCGAGGTTCGCAACCAGCTGACCCAGAACGGGCGATTCGTTCTGGACACGAACTTCCAGGGCGGCATGGGCGGATGGCTGCGCGTGGTGCCGAAGACCGCCAACTATACCCTGGACGCGACGGATCATGGCACCTTGTTCACCAACGAGGGTGCCACTGGCGCCGTGACCTTCACGCTCCCAATGCCTCGGCGTGGGTATCGCGTGGGATTCTACATCGTTGCCAACCAGAACATCACGATTTCCGCGAACCCCTCGGATACCCTGGTGGTTGACAACGATGCCGCCGCCGACACCGTGTCGATGGCGGCTGCTTCCAACAAGATTGGCGCGTTCTTCGAGGTTGTGCAGACCGCAAGTCTCTCCCTCATCTTCCCGCGCCTCTGGCCAGGACAGACCGTAGCCATCACGTCATAAGCCATGTCAGTAACACTCGAACAGCTACTTCTCGCGCCAGTCGTCACCCGCGCGATCTCGCGGATCAAGGTCCCGAACGAGCGGCTGCAGCAATGGACCGGCATGTACATGGGTGGTCCAAATGTGGCCAGGCCGGGCGGGCACCATACCGGCTGGGACATCTTCGATCACACGCGCAACCTGGCCCAGGGTCGCGCGCCTGGAACTGGCCCCGCCACCGTGGCCAGGCAGCCGATCGGCCATGTCAGCTCGACGATCTACAGGTCGCACGAGAAAGTCACGCTCCTGCAAGAGCGCATCTTCCGCCTGCGCCCGCTGGGAACCCAGTGGGGCACCGTGGACGCGAATGGGCAGCAGTACGTCACTCGGCAGCAGTTCATTCTGGCGCAGCGATTCAAGAACATGCGTGAGTTCATGGTTTCCCGCATGTTCCGAGGCGGGTTCCAGCTGAAGCAGTCTGGCGATAACTGGATCCCGGTCGATTCTGGCGGGCAGCTGCAGGTGGACTTCAAGGTTCCCGCCAGCAACAAGGGCCAGCTCGATATGCTCGGCACGGGGCCGATCATCGACAAGCCGTGGTCCGACCCGTCCGCCGACGTGATCGGGCACTGCTTGAAGGTCCGGGCCGCGTTCGAGGAACAGCATGGGTACCCGCTGGAGCATGTGTGGATCACCAGCGTCGTGCTCAAGATGCTGATGGAGAACACTGGCCTGATCAATGCCGCTGGCATGGCCAATACAGTCTGGGCGGCATGGGGACCTTCGCCGTACGCCAACCCAGAAGGGGTCCCGGACACTGGGCATGAAGTGGTGTTCCGCGGCCTGCCGTGGCTCCGGTTCCATGTCTACGACGCCGGGCTGAATGTTGACGGGGTATTCACCAAGATCATCCCCGACAACGCCGCCATCTTCCTGCCCAACCCCAGCCCAGACCTCTACGAGATGCACGAGGGGTCCGAGGTCGTGGTCGAGAACTTCAACGACCCTGGCTCGGAGCGATACGGCTTCGCCGCCTGGTCGCAACGCACGGTGCAGCCCGCCGGCTGGGAACTCCTGGCCGTGGATAACTGCATCCCAGCCCTGTACGTTCCAAAGTCCATCGCCTTCGCAACAGTGGTGTTCTGATGCCTGGTTCTGTTTATCGGGCGTTCCCTGGTGGCAACATTGCGGCGGCTCCGGTCAAGTTCGCGGATGTGAACGGCCTGGCCGTCGGCAGTGGCGCGACCGTCTACACGCCCTCGTCCGGGAAGAAGTTCAACCTGCTTGCCTTCAGCGTCTCCGCCAGTGCCGGCGCCAGCCTCCTGTTGGAGGAAGTCGGCACGACAACGAAGACCGTCTACCGCACGCCAGTGCTTGCCGCGAACACGCCGTACACCTTCAGCCTTGGCGACATCGGCTACCGGTCCACTCAGGCCAACGCCACGCTGAGGGTCACCAGTTCGGCAGCCGCGAGTATTACTGGCACGTTTCACATGGGCAACGACTGCTAATGCCTGGCCGTCCTTACAAGGGAATCTGGAAGGGCAGGGTGCATCGAGGCTGGCGCGCCCTCACTGCCTACAGGCGCGCGTACCTGAGCAAGGCCAAGAATCGCGGAAAGGTGGCCAGGGTATTCGAGGCCGCCAGATCAGGAAAGCCGTGACACCGTGCCAGAGGTCTTCAACCTATTCACGCAGCTAGGCTTCCCAGCCGCGGTTGCGGCGGTGCTGCTGTACTTCGCCTGGCACGTGTCGCGGATCCTGCTCAAAAGTCACCAGGAGTTTCTGGAGTCCATTCGTGGCTCCTACGAGAGGCAGGAGCAGGTGCTGAGAGAGATCTCTGAGGTGATGCTCAAGCACCAGTCTGCCCTGGAAGCGATTATGAAGATGGTCACTCGCTGCTCTGAACGAGAACTGGTGGCTCCACATCCTCGCCCGCGCTCGTCCACCTGACCATTGCTGACTGCGCCGCCTTTGCGGTTGGCTCGAAGCCAACCACCGTGGCGCCAGCCTCCTCTGCCGCGAGCATCGCTTCTCCACGCTGCGAGCAGACCGCAAGCACGGTGTCGTTCTCGCCCACGCCAGCGGCAAGCATGCACATGAGCATCGCGCCGCGCCGCCTGTTGCACTTGGTCCCGAACTGGTCCCAGACGCTCGTGAGGTCGGTTTTGACGCGCCTCGGCGTGCCGGCGTGGCAGATCAGCACACTGTCGTGCTTGACGCGCAGCGGCTCGCCATCCGTGTCCATCGACCTGACGCCCACGGCCATCTGGAACGGGGTCAGCGGAGGCGGTGGAATGCTGACTGATGCCCCGTCCTGGAACACACAGAACGTGCATGCGTTTTGGCACAGTTCCAGGATGGCGGACTCCCAGTGCCCGTGTTCGATGATGCAGCATGAGGCGCTCAGCTTTGGCGGCAGGTAGCCACAGTAGAGCAGGTGCCTACCGAGGCGCCAGACTTCGCCATGCCGTACCGTCGGCGGCTTTGGCCTGCGCAGCGAATCCTTGTTCACTGGGCTGTCGAACGCCTCTGAGTCCATGCCGAGGATGGAGGCGATCTCAGAGTCCGTGAACCCCAGCACTGGCATCACGTCCTCGTCCAGCAGCGCCCGCAGTTCGTCGGAAAGCAGGCCGTAGTCCCAGTCCGAAAGCTCGGCGACCTTGTTATCGGCGATGCGGAAGGCCCTGGCCTGCCGTTCCGTGAGGTGCGAGGCCAGCACGACGGGCACGCTTTTGATGCCCAGCCGCTTGGCTGCCGCCAGGCGCGTGTGGCCGGCCAAGACGGTGCCGTCGTCTGATGCTACGATTGGAACCAGGAACCCGTACTCCTTGATCGAGGCGGCGACCGACTCCACGCCGGCCTCGTTCCTGCGGGGGTTCTTGGCATAGGCTTTGAGTTTATCTACGTCCCAGTACTCGATCTTCAGCTTCGTCATGGCTAAAAAGCGCGTGTTTTGCCGCAAGCGGCACAAGACCATTATCCTGACGATCCGCGACGTACCAGAGGCTGGTCAGGGATCTGGAGTGATTGGAGCGCATGGAGAGAATCTTGCCCAGTTCCTCGTGGCACTGTTCGACGCCAACGAGCGCCTTCCGTACGACCTCAAGCTCACGGACGAGCAGCTGAAGCAGTGCATCTTGCAGGAGTTCAACGCGCCTGGCGTGAGCCGGATAATCGACGGCCTGATGCAAGGCACTGCCACGGTGGCTGAGCTGAGGGCCAGGTACAATCACGGCGAGTTCACCAGAAAGGGCGGCAAGGGGATCAGGCCGGAAGAGATGGGCCTGATGCGGGCAACTAGGAAAAAGGCTCCCAGGTGAATGTCAGCGGGCGCCCTTCCGTCTGCACGAGAGCCGGGTTGTTGAACAGGTACATCCTGGATGCATGTTCTGGCCAGATCTCTAGCCCTGCTCCATTTCCAATCGGAGCGTCATACGAGGCCCTTCTAACCTGGCTCGTCATCGTCCAGTACTCCTTGTAAAGCGTATTCCCTAGCACAACCGGCTCCCTTCTGCCGTCGCCGTGCCTATACTCGCCAACGACCATGCCGGGCGTCAGGTCTGGTGGATATATGAACGTTGCGGTAATGCTGAATGAAATAGGCCACTGTCTGATTGCTACATCCATCTCCGCCCCGGCGTATATGGCGTCCACGTCCTGGTGATACTGGCTTTTCAACGGCAACACTTTGTATGTGCTGAACGGCACGCTCTTTGCTTCTCCAAACGCCTCAAATTGCTCTAGGTACGAGACCCTCTGGGCGTACTTCAGCTTGCCGTGGACGATGAGGTGCTCGACAAACCCAGGCTCCTTATCCGGGCGCCATGTTAGGACCGGCAGGGCATAAGCGTTGTACTGGTCCTCGACATGTAGTAGATCTGCGTAAGGGTCCTTGGCATGTAGTGCGTCTGCTACCACCCTTCCGTGGTCGTCTAGTGGTGGATCTGGCCACTTTACGCCTATATCTATAGCCACTTTTCTGACTTGCGCGAAGCAGGTACGAAAATGAGGGAGGATTAGGAACAATGTGTTGATCACGCCGGAGCTAATACGCAGCTCGACTTCGTACGTAATATTTACCACAACACCAGCAAAGCTATCTATTCCATCCGAGAACGCCGGCGCGGAAGGGTCTTCAATGGTCGCGCGCGCATACTTGTCGCACTTATAAAAATTAGTCTCGCCATCATTGCTAAAGGAACCAGCCCGAGGCAGCCTGCGTGGGTATGGAGAGTAACCAACCGGATCTCCTGGATTAGGCTCCTTGGCTTTGCGCCCAATCCACCACTTTTGGCGGCTCGCAATATCCTCGCCTTCGTGTTTTTTAGCCGTCGCCAAAAACACGGGCGGACCCTCAGTGATCCCCCAGTATCGGTCCCAATATGCATAGTGGTATATGTGGCGCGACGCGTACTTCGCTGACATGTACTCCTGCATCTGATTTATTGTTCTCGCAGAAATGCTGGAGCAGTCAGCGAGCATCAGGTCCATCGGGTCGCCGTCCCACACGAACGTTCGCCATAATTTCTCTAGCGCATAATCCGTGCGGCTCAACACGTGCGTTTTGTCGTCTGAAGTGTTGACGCTTAGATTAAGTCCAAGCAGCTTTTGTTTTAGCTCTTCTGCCGATTTTGCACCGACAGCCGCATTCTGGATTTGCATCCTGATCTCTTCGACCGATGGCTCAAGGATTCTCATGCCAGCGCCAGTCTTTGGATCTGGACCTCGCACAAACGGCTCCGTATTGCGCTGGTTCATTCTTCTGAACATCCCATGCCGGACCTGCCAGTTGTATCCCATTCTGCCCTCTTTGTTGATTCCTTGCGGCGGCACGACGTAACTCATGTCCGCGGAAACGGTGGTACTAATACCATACAAACTGTCGCCCCTGCATCTCGCCAGAGACGGCACAAAGGTCCTGTGCGTTAGTGGGTTGCTAATCCAACCTGAGACAAATGGCCTTGGCGTCATGTGGTATCTGTCACAGACGATCCAGATCGCGTCAGCATTGCCAGGCTCAACCACGCCCCAGTAACTAAGCACCTCGCGTGGGCCCACCACATAAAATCCTGGGGTCTGCTTATTCTCGGAATAGAGCCACGTATCCCAGTGAAGCACGACCAGAAAGACGTATACGTTCCGTGTTCCGGCGCGCGAAGCAAGCCATTTGTCTTCGTCCAACACGGGGAACGGATGAAACACTAGGTTTCCGGCGCCATCCAACACTTCGCCCACGGGCCAGCTATTGAACGACACGAAGCGTTTCTCGACAGCCGGGCACAGCATGGCCCGCCACTCCTGGTAATCCGTGAGTACGGCAAAGGTAATAGGAAGCCCGCCGTCGTCGCATTTCAGTGTCGTGCGTAGCATCGCGCACATCTTCAATGCCCCTTTACCTGCTCGCCGTCAACGTGAACTTCGACATTGCCTCCGAACAGCTCCACGGTGTATACCGTTGGAAAGTTCTGTGGCGGTGTCGTATCCGCTGGCCGGACCCACCAGATCTTTGGTTTTTGCGGGTCGTGAAGTACCTTCTGTTCATGCGGATCCAGCCCATCGGGCACCAGCCCGTGCATTACATCATTGCTATCGAACTCCTTGACAAGCTCGGGGATTAGCTGGTCGGCATCGACGATTGTCGGCGCATCTTTTGCGAAGTGCGTTGGAGCAAGGCCGTGTGAGACCGGCGACGTCTCCACCTGGAATGGGCATGCGGAATACGCCCACTCCAGAGGTTCTCCGTATGGAGACGGGTCGCCGAGCATGGATAGGTACAGCCTCAATGCGGGCCATCCAACATACGTGCGCCAGCCGTGCCGAGTGTACGCATAGGCTAGCGAGTGCTTGCGACCGAGGCTGACGCTGCCCATATCAATGCTTGGCACGAACTCAGCGATCTCCTTCCTGGTCATCCGCTTTACGTCATCAATGGCCCCAGCGCCGGATGGATGGATGCCATACAGGCATGCCCCGAAGCCGCCGTACCACTCTCCCTTCATCGCGGCCTCGTAGGCCTCGTTGCGGCCAAGGATGGACTCTGCAGCCTCCTTGTCGTCTGGCATCGCGTCGCCCATGTAGAAAAATGGAATATTGCTCTTTTCAAGCTCCCAGACATTCTGTTCGTCAATCAGCAGGTCTTTGAGTTCCTTCGATGGGCCGCGCTGCTCAGAGCCCTTGAAGCGCATATACCATTTGCTGTAACGGCTTCCCCTCAGCCACAGAGGAGCCGCCTCGTCTTTGTGTCGCTTACGTGCCTCGTAGCACCGGCACCACACCACGTAGTCTAGAGGCTTCACCAGCGCACCTTGTGTGAACCACCACACGTAGCCGGCCAGCTCCTTTTCTTCATCGCTCAGGCTGTCAATGGCGCCCTGCTGCACATAGTCCATGACTCTCCACAGCTTGCTCTTGCTCCAGTTTGCAGGCTCTACAAGAGGATAGGCCGTATAGGTAATGCCAACATGTGGCGACAGCCCGTCCCAGTGCCCCTGCGCCAGCTTTTCGCGATTCATGTACGAAAGCCGTGGGAGCCACCGACCTCTCAGATATGCGGTTACGTCGATTTTCGTCTCGCCCTTGGCGAAAGTTTTCTCAGTTCGCTCCTTGTCGTTGATTACTCTTGTGGCGCCCTCTGCGTACCACGGGAATACGCCTTGGACGACCAGGCAGTTACCAATCCGGCTGATGCCGCAATAACAGAACCCGCCACTGACCTCGAATACGTCCTGTTCGTTAGGGCTTTTGCCGCTCCCCTTGCCATAGTAGAGGCTTGGTGTCTCCACGGCCTTGTACGCCAGGAAGTAGAATAGGCCGTTAAGTTTTACGTCGCTGCTTCGGTACTGATTGGGAATGGCCCCGTAATACCGCACCCTGCCAACGCCGCACTCGTTGCTGGGCATTATCAGCACAGGCCCCTCCTCGAAGTAGCCGTACTGTCGGCTATCGGGCCCCTCGGCTCCCCGGATGCTCTGAATAGGCACCGGAGAAAGCGGCACATAAATCTTCTTCCATTGCCGTCCTTCCAGGACATCTGCCTCCAGCCACGCCAGAATCCCCATGTAGTCCGTGGTGTACATGGCTCTACTCCGGTGGCTTTTCCTCTGTGAACAGGCCGGACGACGAGAACCCAAATCCACCTGTTGGGCCCACTTGGGGAGCTGGGAAGGCTGGCATGGTTGGGGTGCCAGTCCTGTCGAGCAAATCGACCAGGCGCCAGGGGATAAGCCTGTACCGCACGTCCCCGAAGTGGAACTTGACCAGCGGCCTGAGGATCTGCTGGTCGAAGTCGTCGGTCAGAGTGTTGACGATCTCCTGAAGGATGGAGAAGAAGGCGTTCTGGGCCACGCCGCGCCCATTTCCACCTCCCATTGGCCCAGTTGCTTCTGGCCTGGCCATTTCTGGCGGAATCCCCATGCCTTCCAGGATTTCGTCCCTCAGGCTGATGCCGTACTCAAGCACCGCGGACGGGGCGGCTGTGATCTGTGGCGGAATGTACTCCCACTGCCTGGCCTGGCCGTTCTCCATCAGCGTGTTCGGCAGGGTGAGCACGCCGCCGGTCTTCTTCTTCTCCAGCAGCTCGCGCGCGTAATCCTTGGCCGACACTTGGATTGGGACGCCGCCCTCGCTGACTGTGTTGATGGTGCCAGGCGGGTGGTAGATCACTCCGCCGTCGTACGCGAACTTGTGCTGGTACAGGCGCCTGCTATCACGGTAGCCGCCATCCGAGCTGTGCTCCATCCAGGGGATGAAGCAGCCGAACAGCCTGGACCTGCCGTACCACGGGTGAAACACCCTGTTGTGAACGTGCCAGAAGGCTTTCATCCCGTAGAGCCAGGAGATGTTGCGCGGGACGCCGCTCAGCGTTGTCTTGGTGCCTCGCACGAGGGCGCAGTAGAACCTTCCACGCCTGGTGTAGGCACGGCAGTCGGTCGGCATCAGGTCCTTCATGCAGTCGTACGTGATCCTGTTGAGGTGGTCCAACTTGTAGAACACCTCGGAGCAGGAGTAGCCCCACTCGATCGCCTTCAGGGCCTTGACGGCGCCCTCGTTCCAGAACCTGCCGTAGGCGTCGGTGATGTAGTCCTTTACGTCCATGTTCTCCGTGTCCACGTAGAACCTGGACACGGCCAGTATTGGCCCCTTGATCAGATGCAGGCCGAAGCAGATCCGTGGCTCGGCCAGCATTCGATGCACATGCATCAAGGTGAAGCGCGGGAATCGCCAGAGCACGCCGTAGTGCCAGTAGCCGGTCGGCTGGTAATCGGCGGTTTGTGGCGGACCGAGAAGCTGTTCTGGGGTTATCTGTGGCATGGGCCGTCTCCTGCTAGAAGCCCATTCTACCAGACTGTGCCCTGAGCACGCTCAGGGCGTACTGCGCGGCCATGCGGTCGGCATCGTCCTCCGAGTGCCCAACCTGCATGAGCAGCCACTTGTAGCGGTCTGGGGTCAGCTCCGACGCCGCCATCCTGGCGTCTAGCTCTCGTTGCGCGTTGACGGCATCGAGGTTGCTGTAGACGACGAACGCCTCCCTCTGCCCCATCAGAGGATGGAATCCAAAGGCTGCGACTGCAAGAGCGAGGCGTCGATATTTTTTTTTACGCTCTCCCACATCTTCGAGCAGTGCCTGACAACCTGCCATGCCTCTGCGATGGTCGGCTCCGGATTCTGGAACCCCCAGCTCGAAAGCAGGGCGACGATCTCTGGCATGTACTCGGCGCCCTTGCGCTCCCAGCCGTTGCTGATGCTCTCCGCGCGCATCATAAAGTCGATCAGGTCGAACCGGCAGCGCAGGTCGCCTTGCTCGTTGTATATGCTGACTTGATAAGGCTTTACGATGAACTCCATGCCGCACCCTTTCATGCATACCCGATGTACACGGGCTTGTCGCCATCAAGCACGGCGCTGAACGCCCACAGGCTGATGTTCGCGCCGAGCAGGTCCTCGTTGTTCTTGGTATACTGCTCGCTGCCCCTGAGGGCAAGTGGCAGAGGCACCGAGAGCCTCATCCCAGCGGGCGCTGGGTTGGTGAGCTTGTTATTGTCGTCTTTCCCCTGATAGACGACAGGAACCGGAAGCTCCTTCACTTTGTTTTTCTGTATATCGACTCCGAGGACGAAGTACTGGTTCTGGACCACTGACGTGGCAGTATCGATCATTAGCGACCTCGCCGACTTGAACGCACCGAGTGGGCCTAGCACTGCTTTTGGTGACGCTGCCAGCAGATCAAATGATCCGGTAGCCGACTGCTCGTGCCTCGCCTTGTATGGGTTTATGGCGTACAGAACCATTCTGCCGGCATTTCCGCGTATATCGACGCCATCGTACTTATCTGGCAGCACGCCTGGGTTCGCGTCGTAAATGTCGTTCAGCATGGCCGTGACGGCCTCTGCCTGGCTGGTGGTGTACTGCATTAGATTGCTGATCGCAGTGGGCAGCGGAGGGTCGATCGAATACAGCGAAAACATCTCGCGCGGCGGCCTGACCGTCGCGTCGCGCTCCATGCTCCACGGCGCATCGCCCGGCTCTCCCCCGAACACAGATCGGTCCCAGTCCTTGTCGCGGTTGGCCAGGTACCAGTGCTTGTACTGTTCCTCCTCGCACAGGTCCACGATGTCGTCACAGTGCTCGGCGACCAGGCTGCCGTTGGGTCCATATGCCCCGAAGTGGTCGGCCTGCATAGCTGAGTGGTTGTCCCAGACCGTGTTCTGGTAGCCAGGCACCAGAAAGCCATCCAAGTTAGGGATGCTGCGCAGAGGCTGCGGAACGACCGGATAGAACATCCTGGGGTCCAGCGGGTGCCAGCGCCAGTTCACGTCGCTGTACGCGGCGGAGAGAGAAACCGACCGCCCGTAAATATCGTCCGCGACCACGATGTCTTCCAAGTAAGGATACATCATGCCCACGCCACCGACCGGCAAAAACACAGAGAGTGCCTGGACCATCCTCATGTGCGACAGAATGCCGGCCTCGTGCGGAGCAGGGTAGCCCCTCTGCAGGATCGTGTTGGCAAGGGCCTCGTACGCGGCCACCTTGTTCCTGGAGCCGACGGGGACGGTCGCCGTGCCTTGGAAGACCGTTCTGTAGGTTGGTCTGGCCCAGCTCAGCAGCTTGACGATGAACCGCATCAGCATCTTGCCGAACCAGTACCCGCTCTCAATGAAGAGAGCGTCCGCGAGAACTCCCAGCGTTCCACCGATCAGTGCAGCCAGCTCCGCAGCCGCCGGCTCCACTCCCTTCCTGGCGCGGGTCTGGACCATCCTGATGCTGTCAACTCCAGGCGGATAACCGCTCAGGCTCGGTATGCGCGTATCTACGATCTTGTAGGTCAGCGTGCGCCGGTCCGACGAGATGCTCCTGGAGAACGATCGCTTGTAGCCAGGTGGATGCCGATGCTTGCTAATCACGTAGGCCATCAGGGCGTCCACTTGGCCATAGCTGGAGATGCCAGGCTTCGGAACCTTCGCCGAGGAACCGCGCGTGCTGTTGTACAGGTCGATCGGGAACGCGCAGGCGACGCGGCCACTGATCGTCCTGGTGCACGTGCCGTCCGGCCTAACATCGAAGGAAACCGAATCGACCCATTCGAGAATCGATTCTTTAGACGGCACGTCGCCGTTCGTCATGCCCCCGATCTTGTTGTGGTCGCCATGCTCGCACGTCGAGCACCACGTGACGACCCAGGAGCAGATGGTGGCGCTGCTTCCGCCGAGCGGCTTGTGCGAGAACTTGAGCGGCTTCGGGCCCCATTCCGGGACGAAATTGAAAGGATCCACGACGATCGGCCCGAGGCCCTGCTTCTTGTAGACCAGCTTCCGGCGCGGAGTGGAGAGGTAGACCCCGATTGCATGCACCCAGGCTTCGACGTTCGCGCCTGGGCCAGCGTTCCCAGGCATCGGCCATGTACTGGAGTCATACTCTGGATTATTCGCGGCGATGCGCTTATACGCATCCAAGAAGCTCCGCCCGCGATATGTGTCCATGTGCATGGCGGACTCAACCCACGTGACGGCAAGCGTGTATCTGCGGTACTTCAGTCCGCGAGACGCCGCATCATATACCGGCTCGATCACGAGGTTGGAGTGCGTTGCCGACGGGAACACGAAATCGCCGTACTGGATGGTCGGTTCGCTCATTGCGTGCAGCTACCACCTCTGGATTTCCACGCCTTCCGGCCAATCGGCAGGCATATCCTCTACGCTCCGCAAATGGTCGAGGAAGCGGTTCAGCCCCGCCTCCTGCTCGCCATTCTGCTGCATGCTGGTGACGGCGCCCAGGATGGCGTCGAGGATCTCCGTGTGCCTTTGCAGAATAGATATACCCTGTTCGCTGATCTGGGCCAGACGGTCTAGCCTCTCGGAGAGGCCGCCCTCGGCCCCGGTCTCACTGCCATCGGCGCCATGTTCTTCTTCTCGTCCGCGAGAAAGCCTGGGAATGATGGTGTCGATGTCCGCCTGCCGCGGCATGCCGAATCGCGGCCTTAGGAAGACACCGTCGCCTCCGCCATCCATGCCGGCGCCCCTGGCGAAGATCGTTTCCACAACCGTCTTTTCCCGCTTCGTTTCCGGCGGTGGGGCCGGCTCGGCTTCAGGCTTTTCTTCCTTCTCGGTGCGCTTCGGCTCTTGCGGTGCCGTTGGTGCCGGCGGCACTGGCTTGCCATTGCTGCTTGGCTCCACCGACGAGAGCGCACTCGCTGGCTTCGTGCCTTCTTGCTCGGGCGACGGCCCTGGCTGTTGGTCCGGCGGCTTTTGGCTTTCCGTGGGCTGCGCCGTCTCCGGCTTATCTTCCTTCTTTTGCTGACTCGCCCTGCGCCCGACGCGTCCCTTCGTCCGTCGCAACGTGACAGTCTGTTGCCCTTGGCCTGCTGTGGCTTGGCCGGTGGTGGTATCGGTCGTGCCGGTATCCGGCCCTCCTGCCCCTGCCGCCGGCTTGGTGCCTTCAGCCGCTCCTGGGGCCGACTGTGTCTGCGCTGGCGCCTCTGGTGCCCGCTCGGCTTCTTGTTGCGCCCCTACTTCCGTGGTCTCGGCTTCCGTGGCCGGCTCTGCGCCACTCGCAGTGGTGGTTGTTTGATCCGGCGCTGGCTCGGCTGTTTGCCCCTGCTGGCCCGCTCCGGCCTCGGCTCCGGCCTCTATCGGCGGCCCTGCCTCTGTGGTCTGAGTCTCTGTTGGCTCGGCCCCCTCTGCGCTTCCTGGCTCGGCGGTCGGAGCCGAAACCTCATTCTCGTCGCCTTGGCCGGCCTCTCCGCTCTCGCGTCCAGTCGCTCCGGCGGCCCCTTTCGCCGATTTGGACTTCTTTTTCGCCGATTTGGACTTCTTTTTCGCCGATTTGGCGGCCTTTTTTTTCGTCGCCCGTCCCTTTCTGCCCCGAACAGCGCCGGCCTCCGGTTCTTCTGCTGCTTGCTGCTGCGCGGCAGCCTCCTGTTGCGCAGCGCCTTCCTCCTGCGGTCCTTGCTGACCAGTGTCTGGTGGCGTATCTCCAGGAGGGGTGTCCGGCTGTGGGCCCGGAGGCGGCGCCGGACTGCCGCGCCCGCGCTGAGATTCGATGATAATCCTCAGCGTGACTTCTTCGTTAGGCATGCGGCACTATACGACTATTGCGGCAGCGGCGGAATGGCCGGCGGTTGCATTGTCGGAGTCGGCGTAGCCCTGTTGCCCTGGTAGAACGCGATCATGCCGATGCCGCCGAACGGATACTTGAGGGCGACCGGTTCCTCTGACGGAATCGGCACTGGCAAGGCGAGGAGCCTTATCGGAATCCGGCGCAGGGTGCTGGCCCAGTTAGTGCGGATGGTGTAGCCTGGCTGGACGATGACGTATGGGAAGACGATCTGGTTCGGCGTGGCGTTCGTGCCGGCCCTGGAGATCAGGTGCAGCGGCGACTGCCCAAGGTGGCGCCAGAGCACGCCAGGCTGCATCCACGTGCCGAATGGAATGGTCTGCTGCCCAGGCTGCTGCGAGGGCGGCTGCGGCCACATCATTTCCTGCACCACGTTCAGGTCAGGCTCAAGGCAGGTCAGGCTGACGTAGATGTTCCCGCACAGGAACACCACGTCCTGGACCATCTGGCCCCAGTAATCCGTGCCGACCGGCTCGCCATCGACACTCCATTCGATAGCGAACCCTTCCTGAATCTGGCCGAGGAACTGCTGCCGGTAGAACGCGACGTACGAACCTGCTACGAACATGGCGGGCTATCTGCTGCTGGCCTGTATTTCGGTGGTCGGCCTCGCTTGCGTTTCTCTGGCTGCCTTTCGGCTGGGCGCCAGAGGACTAGCATGCATCCCACGAGTGGTCCTGGGCGCCATCCGGCATCTCCGTAGAGCTTCAGGGTATTCTGAAGTTCCGCTGGATCCCGCTGTGCGACCAACACCTTGTACTCGATGATCAGCTCTGGCATTATAGCGACTCGCCCTAATTTGCACGCATCCCGCTGGCCCTGTCGCGGCGCCGATCACTGCTCCCTCCTGACGCGATAAACTAGCCTGATCCTGCCAACAAAGTCCATCCGTTTTTCCAGGTCACTCAGGCTGTAGAGCGGGTCGCTGGCGACTTCCAGACAGTAGGCGTTCTGGAATCCTGGGAGTGGGTTCTTCCAAAAGTGGTCCGCGATCTCCTGCATCAAGGCCACGAGCGCGGCGAGGCGCGAGGCGTTCATGTCGGTTTTCTGCCGCACTATCACGTGCACGCAGTAGTCGGCGGTATCGAACCCTCGGTCCAGCTTGAAGTTGCCGAAACCGCCCGGAACCACGCTTACGTGCAGGTCTCGCAGCTCCGCCAGGTCATCCAGCGGTCGAAACTCGAACTTGGGCTCGAACCACTGGCTGAATTGCGCGCGGCTCAGCTCGGTCGTCACCGCGTTGGCGAGTTCAAGGACAACCTCTTTCATTACAGGGACTTCCCGTAGTTTTCAGGCCGGTCCTCGTCCTCTTCCTCGTTCGGGATCTCGTCGGTCTCGCCGCTGGTGTTCACCTTCCTCTCGATGCCGAACACCTTCTTGCCTTCCTCGGTTCTGGATAGCAGGCCAAGCTCCTCTAGGTAGACGAGCGCCTCGGCAATGCCCTGTTCGGCCAGGTCGTTTGGGATACCCTCGATGGCGAAGGTGTGCGTCGTCTCGACGTTGACGTTCACGTTCTGCTCGATCGTCTCCTCGATCTGGTGTTGGTGCTCATGCTGGTGCCTGACCAGGCCGGCCATGAGCTTCTTCACGTCCACGCGCTTGGGAGCCATCGTCCAATCATCCCTGTACTCGCCACGAGATAGCCACCACTTGGGATCGCCCTTCCAGACCCTGTGCTCGGCTGAGCACCTGGCCGTACCCTTGGCCTTCATCACCTCGTAGTACAGCTCGGCGAACCGGCTTTTCGCCCTGGCCTTGAAGTGCTTCTTGCCAACAGCCAGCCATTTCTTGATACTGACAGGACGGATTCCAACCGCCGAGCATGCCGCGGCCATCGTGGCCCCGCTGGCCAGCAGCTTAACCAGAACGGCGATCTTCTGCGCTGGGGTTTCGCGCAAGTAGGCGTATCGCCGCTTTTTCCGTTGTCCTTCGTCACTCATGCCAGTCTGCCGCAAGTTGATGTCGCGCCTCAAGAAGCGCTACGGGCCAAAGAAGGGCGAGCGCGTTTATTACGCGATGGAGAACAAGGGGAAGGTCCATTGCCATCGCAGGAAGTGATGAACCGCGCCGGCTGAGTGTTCGTGTGCTCGGCAAGCTTGAACAGCATCTTGAGGCTTGGCACGCGACGCCCCTTTTCCAGGCGGCAGATGGCTGCAGAGCTGACACCGATCAGTCCAGCCAGCTGCCTCTGGGAGAGCTTGGCCTTCCTCCGGGCGTCGGCGAGAGCTTGTCCGTCGAATGCGTACATGTCTGAATCCTCCTATCCTAGAACATCATCTAACTTCCCCCAATCAGGAAGCTTCTTCGCCGGGACGCCCTTGATGTCGGCGTAGGCGAAGATGCTCCTGGAACCCACGAAGTACCTGGCGTACACAGGCTCCGGAACCCAGAACGAGCCTGGCGGCCACGGCCCATAGCGATCATCGGGCCACACCTTGGGCTTCTCGTTCCATGCACCCCAGGAGTTCACGACCAGGTAGACGGTCTCTGGGTAGACCTCCTTCGTTGCGTCGAACCCTACCGTGGCCATGTCATGCGACCAGGAACCGCTGGTGACCGCCATGCCGTGGCGGTCGCTCTCCCTGGAGCAACCCCAAGACTGGCCTGAGTGAATGGCATATCCGGCAGCCAGCAGGTCGCGGGCCTGCTCGACGGTGCGCGGGGCAATCCAGCGCCCGACGTTGTGCTCCTTGCATAGCTGCTTGACTGCCTCCGGCACGCCGGTCGATCCCCAGCGGCTGCCGATGCTGCTGTTGTACTTGCTGAGATCGACGACGCCCGGATAGTTCTTCCTGAACAGGAACCCGCACTCGACCTCGAACCGAGCGGCGCGAGCGGGGTCCATTCCCTGGCCTCCGTGCCCTCTCGCGCCATACGTCGGTTCGGTGGCTCCTCGTAGGAAGTACTCCTCTGGTTCGCCCTTGATGTGGATTTCCACGGCCCGCGTGGTATCTCTGGCGTTGCGGCTGCCATGCGAAACGCAATCCCCAGTCGTCTGCCGCTCTTGGGAGAATGCGCCCGGGTCGTACAGTTCGCGGCTTCGCCAGAGCATCACGAGCTTGCCTTCGCCGATGCCGGCCAGGTGCGGGCATTCACTGTCGAAGTCGCCGACCAGATCATCGGCGAACAGCTTGTCCATCGTGCGCTCGTCGTACTGCCAGCCTGGCAGGCCCTGCTCATAGGCGCGCACAATGTCGGTGATGGTCTCGTCCATGCCTAGTCGAACCTAACTGGCTTGAGGTAGTTGAGCAACAAGCTCACCAGGATTTCGAGGCCAGCCTTGATCAGGAGCACCACCCACCACGGGAGCGACGACTGGCGCAGCCACCGTCGCAGGTAAAGCTTCACGTGGTTGTGTTTCGCGGCCGGGTATGACTCGATGTACTTGGCCGCCTCAATCGCCACCTCGGAGAGGTACTTGTCTGGGACGAGGCGAAGCAGCCGGCTCTCGGATTTTAGGTACGCGCAGCAGTGCGCGACGTTCAGGTGCGCAGCCATACGCATTCCGTCCTGGTCTTTGTAAAGCTGTAGCCACTGCCACCAGAGCGCACTCGGCGCTCGATTGTCTTCCAGTGCCCGATCAGCCTGTCGTATTCCGGACACCGGTAACCAGTGATAACCATCTTCCCCTGTGCGGCAAGGCATGTTTCCAGAAGCCTCACGTGATCCTTGATGCTAGCTTCCACCAAGTACAGCTCTTGCGAGATTCTGGTATCGAGAACGTACGGTGGATCTAGGAAGAACATGGTGCGTGGAGAGTCGTACTTCTTGATGCACTCCACCGCATCCATGCTCGTGATGTCAACATCCTGGAGCAAGGCGGACACGCGCTTGACGCTCGCCGAGAAGCGCATGTGCTCCAGGTCTGGCCTGAAGCTCGCCTCTTGCCCTGGCCGAGACAGCGAGGCAGACGACGCGAACGAGAAGTTCTTGCTGACCATGAAGGCCCACGGGAAGCGCCGAGGCTTATCGTCTGCCTGGAAGTACCGGTTGTAGATGCTGCTGGCGACCATCAGCGCCTCGTGCGAGTAGGGAGTGCGCATGCATTCCCAGGCCAGCTCCTCTCCCCGTTCCCTGATGGCGTGGTAGACGGCGATCAGGTCCTTGTCCAGGTCGTTGATGCACCATCGCTTGATCTTGTCGCCGTACTCGGCCTTGCACACGAACGTGACCGCCGCGGACCCGGCATATGGCTCGCAGAACGTGTCCACGTCCAGGTCCTTCAGAAGCTTGAGCACGATGCGGCTAACACCGCGCTTGGAGCCGGTATACCTGAAGGCTGGGCGCGGAGAGGTGTCGATGTTTCTGAGTCGTATCACCTCATCTACCTTCGAGGGCATTTGCCGCGTCCTCGATTCGTGCCGCCGACTTCTCCATGCTCTGCAACACGACCCCCTGCTCCACGTGCATGGCCTGCAGACCGCGCTTGTATGCCTCGATCTGCTCGGTCAGGTGCGTGAGCCAGACCATCTGTGCGACGTTGAAGGCCATGCACACGCCGGCGGCGAACAGAACCAGTGCGCTCAGGGAATCAAATCTTCGAGCATACGGATAGCTGGGTTTGGATGAGAACATGCTTCCGCGATCGCATTGAGTGTGCGTGCCATGCGCTCCACGTCGAGCGGCCCAGTATCTAGCCCGTAAAGCTGGGCGATGACTCCGTTCGGCCCGTGGATGCTATCGGCCAGACCGGCCGTTTTTGGGAATGACTTGCTGAAGTAGAGCCGTGCCGCGAGTTCGAGCACCTTGCGGAACTTGGTGTTATCCAGATCTGGAGCGGCTTCCTTGAGGTTTGGAAGGAGCCTGGCGACTCCGGAGTAGAAGGCGGCCAGCTGCTTCCGCTGTTGGCTCGATGTTCTTGACAGCGGTTCGGCCATGATCTGCTGGGCCCGCTTGGCGTCGGCGGAAACATCGGCGCCCTGCGGCAGGTTGTTGTAGGCCAGGAGGCCGAGTGCGACGACGAGTGGGATGATGGCAGCCCGTTTCATTGCTGCTTTTCCTTCAGTAGCAGTGGCAGCAGCTCGTCAAGCTTCTGCCGCACTTCCTGATCGTCGATCTGGCGCCTGAGGATGAGCCAGGCGTTGAGCAGCAGTTCCTCTCGCGTCTTCTTGGGCAGCAGGTTTGGCATCGGGCCGCCAAGGTAGAGCCAGACGGAGAGGCCGAACAGCAGGACGATGAGGATTGTCGAGATCATCTAAGTGCGTCCAGGATCTTCTCGCGGAGTTCCTCCGCCGTGCAGCGCTCGATAACGGTGGAAGTCCGAGAGCCGGTGTAGAAGAACCAACCAACGTGATCACGCCGGTACATGCAGACGATCAGCCTGCATTCAGGCGTGGAGTACTTGATTCCCCTGGCCAGGACATCCCTCAGTTCGCACGGCCAGATCTCGGCCTTCCTGGCCTTGACTTCTATCCAGACACGGTCCGGGTTGCCGTATTCAGGCAGGAGTTGCAGGTCTGGAACGCCCTGCATCATGGTGACCTGGGCGCTCCTCCTGAACTTCAGCTCGGGCAAGATGGAGGCCAGGACTTTCACGGCCTCCAGTTCCGCATGCTTGCCCTTGCGCCGGGCTGACATGCCTGGCATCTATCGTCTCCTGAAGATCCTCCCGAGAAATCTCCGGACTGGGCCGGGTTCAGTGTAATAAGACCCTGGCGGCGGACTGCTTCGGGTAGGGCCGGACGCGCGGAGCTGACAGACGCCGCCAGGGCAGCGAGGAGATTGAGAGCTGGACTGGGGCCGCGCCGTATAGGCAGCGGCCCCAGCCTGGCGCTGACGACTCGAAAATGGGGCGGGACCGGCGGAGGCACTAGCACCGGCCCCGCCCACAGGCGGCGAGGGACTGGATGCTGCTACTCCCGGCGAACCACTTGACTCCTGTCGGTCGCTCTGCTGGGAGTCTGAGCCAATGACTGCGGCAGCGGCGAGTGCGGTGGCCACCGTGCCGGAGTCCTGTGTGTACTGGCACCCCTGGATCAGAGCGAACGGCAGGGCAAGCAGAAATAGCGATTTCATCCGCGTCTCCTCTTCCGCTTGAGTGATCTTAGCTCACTGGGTTCCAGTGTGTCAATCCTATGAACGGTTATCTTGGAGGGCAGCCTGCAAATCCCATCTCGATTGTATGGTTTCCCAGTGTAGGCGAACACGATCGAGTACTCGGTTGCCACCCAGATGCCGTCATCTTGGGCATAGACGAACCATCCGGTGTCGGATTCGTCGAGTTTATGCACCGTGCCATCCTGGCACACGTAGGAGATGCGGTGCCTGACGCTGACCGGCATGCCGGTGGTCAGGGTTCGCCTGGCTGATACCTTGGCCGTGGTCTTCTTGCCCAGGCTTTCGGCCAGCTTCGTCCAGTGCTCGATAGTCCTCTCTGGCAGCATGTAGTGCGGCATTGTTGAGCTCCAACTGGCGTCGGAAACGAGGTGCTTAAACGTTGGGCAACGCTGCCTACTTTTTAAGCACCACCTTCCGCATAGGTTTTTGGAGTTAGTTTCCCTGTTAAGTTGGGTAATAAGTTCTACTACTGGGGGTTTAGAAAAACCCTTTTTCGGCTCAGGGCTAGTGTAGGGAGCCCATCGCCTCAAAGGGTTTTTCTAAACCCAGTCCTGAAGTAGGAGGGGTCCTACTACTATTAAGAATAGAGAATACCAACCAGGAACATTGATACTCTGTTATGGTTCTAACTATACGGCCGGCGGAGTCGAAGCTTTAGGGCATAGGCCGGCAATAGGGCTATCGGCAATCGGTCAGCATGCCCGCAAAGGCCAACTTTTGGCCTTCTGCGGCGTTTTTTGTGGCTTGGTGGTGTGATTGCACATTCGGCCCTAAAAAGTGGCCCTAATGCGCTCCTGGGGCCCTTGCCGTTGATGTTAAGATGGGTAAACATCAGGCCGGTTGCAAAAGAGTATCATGTCGCTGTCGATTACTGTGGGTTTTGAAAAGCCATCTGCCATGTATGCGTAAAAACTAGGCACGAGCAGGAAGCCTGGCCCGCGACTGTGGTGTACGATCGCAATGCACGATAGCAGATGCTGCCGCGCCGACCGAAGTATGTCGGCCGGCATGGGCGGTATCCAGAGCAGCATCATGGTTCCGGTGCCGGCGTACAGGCTCGCCGCGCAAACAGCGTCGATCCGGTCGATCGTCACCCCAAGCATGCCGGCCACGATCTCGACCTCGATGTCGTCGCTCAGCCTGCTCAGGCCGTAGGAGAGCAGCGACTGGCGCACGAACGCCTCGCTCATCTGGGTGATCGCCCGGTAGATCGACCCGCTCACGTCGTTGCAAACGCAGGCCGCCTTCGGGTGCCGCCTGGCTAGCGAAAAGGCTGGCGTCCAGAGGCTCGATATCAGGTCCACGAACCTAAGCCTCGGCTGACTGGAAAGCACGGCGTCCAGCACCTGGTAATGGGCCGGCGGAATCGGGCCGTGCTGTATGCTGGCAATCCGCCCGCACAGGTTCACCAAACGCGTGACCTGGAAGATGGCGTTTCGTCGCCGCCCCCTAGGTGGCAGATCTCGGTTCAGTCTCATCGGGTTCTGGCTCCAAGTTCTCTGGCCTCGGCGGGCTCATGCTGTTGATGTAGGCGTCGGTCGCCTCCTCCAGCGGGAGACTCGCCGGAATGTCGGTAACCTCGTTGAACATCCTCGCCAGCGCCGTGCCTGGCGTCTTGCATGACGGGCAGGCAACGACCAGATGCCGCGGCGGCGGGAAGCCCTCGCGCCCAGTGATGTGCCAAAGCAGGTAGGAAGGATTCCAGACCGGGATGTAGCCGGCCCTGGTGCCGCATTGCGGGCACTCCGTCTGTGGCCTGGCGCTCTGCTTGCGCCAGCGAGCCGAGATCGACTTGATCACGGCGGAATAGCGGATGACGTTATCCAGTTCGCCAGCCTGCTCCATCTCGCGCAGAATCGCCTTCAGCGCGTCGATCGGAATCTCGTCCAACGTCTCCCGGGCATTCTGAAGAAACCCAGACTGGATGCTCGGCGGCAGCTTCTGCGTATATGCGTACATCTCCGGAAGAACGGAGAACAGCGCCAACAACTGCTGGCTCACGCCGGATTGCCCGGAACGCAGCGCCTCTAACTTGGATTGGTCGAATCCCATGCCTCAGTCCTCGCGAAGTTTAGTTAACAGCGCCCCGATGTCGATCACGCTCAGCCCCTCGCCGCGCGGCGAAAACGGATGGAAGTGCGGCAGAGTTTCGCGCACGACGCGCAAACACTCCGATACCGACACGCCGAACGTCAGGATCTTGTTGAGCAGGTTGCGCATGCAGAACTGGTCCAGCGTGTTCACGTTCGGCAGCTCGCTACCCAGCGCATTCGGCAACTGGCAGAACGCTTCCAGCTCTGGCACCGGCACCGAGAGCTCCTGCTGCCCCTTCTCGTCCTCGCCAGCGTCGAACAAGGTCTCCTGCCCAGTGATGCGAACACGGCTCGGCCTGGAGAACAGGCGGTTTGTCATCACACTCGCCACCAGCTCCCAGGTCGGCATGCCGTGACGCCAGAACCCGTACGCCTCCATGCTCCGCTGCTCCGATCGCTGCATCAGAGGCGGGACGCCGACCAGCCCAAGCCTGTGCGCCGCCGCGCGCAGACATGTCGTCAGAACCGCCTCCTTGGTCAAGCGGGAGATGCGGCCAAGCAGGCCCAACACGCGGGAACAGACGAACCCCTCGGACAGCATCAGAGTGGACTTGAGCTGCCACGCGGCCAGTGGCCAGTACAGCAGCCTGGCTCCCTCTGGAAGTACCTGGCAGCCGCCACTCGTGCCCCACCTGCGCAGACCAGCCGCCAGCCCCTTGGCGTCTCGCATCAACGCCCCAGCCTCAATCAGGATGAAGTTACGCGGATACATCAGTTTCGTGCTCATCACGCACCTCCTCGCCGTCGCGGTACATGCTCTCCACGCGCTCCACCAGCGGAGCCTCTTCCTGCGTCTCCACCACCTGCTCCTCGTCTTCCACGTCAAGCTCCGCCACCTGCACGCCGAACAGCAGGTCTGGGAAGGCATCTCGCAAGGCGAACGCCCGGGCACGCAGCTGCAGCATCCGCATGGGATAGGTCTGCCACGGGCCGTCCTTCGCAAGCAGGCCGGCCACCTTCGCGTCCTGCATGCTGAAGCAGCGCGTGATCACCTGGCCAGCCGGCAGACGCCGGACAGAGCAGCAAGCCACCGCGTCCATGCCCTCGCCCTCGATCCATTCCTTGAACGAGCTGTGGTCGAACACCGGAGACCTGGTGCAGACCCCAAGCAGCCCGTCGCCCCACAGCTTCGGCATGCCGTTGATCACGGCCACGCACCGCAGGGACGACATCGGCGGGATGCCCAACTCCATCCCATACTGGATGGCGGTCACCACGGCCTCGATGTTCTTGAAGCCCTTGGGCACCATGCCGGCGCGCCAGACGCACACCGAGAAGCGCCACAACTCCTCCATCGAGGAGATGATGATGCCGGTCCGACCGACACGAATGAGTGACGTGCCCGGCCTGGGGCCGGCGGCCTGCTGCTGCTCTTGGGGTTGGGTCTGATTCTGGTCAGTCATCGCAAAGACTCCTCTAGACTCCGCGCAGAACCCAGCGTTTCGCTTGCTTCCGCGCAACCTTGTAAAGCTCCGGGAACTCACGCTTCAGGTACTCGATGTCAACACGCTCGCCAGCATTCTCTTCCCGGTAGGAGATGATGGCGCCGGTTGGCAGCCTGCCCCTCTCGAACGTGCCGAGCTTGGAGATCAGCGCGTTCTTGCACTCCTCGATCCTGCCCTCAAGCTCCCGATACTCGCGCTTGAGCATCGCGAGCTCCTCGTAGACCTGCTGTGCCTCGTCGTCCAGCTCCACGCACTCGGCCACCCTGGCGATGCGGCGCAGGATGGACGGCCTGGGAACACCATCCGGCGGCAGCAGTGCCAGCACGTGCTTGTGCCAGAACCGGTGCTCGGCGTTGATGATGGCATCCTGCAGGGCCTGGTCTGGCTGCACCCAGTAATGCCGCATCTCCAGGCCCTCGCTCGCGTCCACCACGCCGGCAACCACGAGAGCCGGCAGGTCAGCCTGTTGGCAGGCCATCTGGTGCTGCACCTGCACCAGCACGTACTCGGGGATTTCGTCCGTGTCGCCAGGCCCCCAGTCGCCGGACATCCGAGGCCCGACATACTTGCACTCGATGATGTGCCCGTCCTCGCTGATGCCGTCGAGGTTGGCGGCGATGAAGTCGTGATGCGGGTGCCAGATGGTGGATGTTACCGCCGCCACCGGCTGGTCCAGGACCTTGGCCGCGTGCTTGAGAAAGGCGTGCTCCAGCAGATTCCCCACGTACGTGTGCGGGCGCTCGTCCGCTGGCACATCCACGTTGTCCGGCAGCGTCTTCTCATAGTACACGTCCACCGGATTGCGCCACCAGGGCGTCACGCCGACGATGGCAGGCGCGTCAGATGAACCGATGTAGCGCCGCCTCTGCCGGATCTGGTCGTTGCTGATTGTCATGGGCTACTCCTGATTCCTGTAGTCGTACGAGAAATCCAGTGAGTCGATGTCCTGCCCCAGCTCCTCGCCCCACTTGCGCGCCATCTCGCTCATGAAGCGGACGGGAGAGGCTAGGTACTGCACGAGGGTTTCGTTGTCCTTGCGCAGTCCGTGTGCCTCTTCCAGCAGCCTCATCTCGCAGTACTGCTCCGCGGTGAGGATCAGGGCGGAGCAAAGCTGCGCGTACTTCAGCAGCGCCTGGTAGGGCGTCTCCGCCTCAACGATCGGCCTGTACATGAAGGCCAGGACCTCGGGGTTGAACCAGTCATTATTTGCGCTCATCTTCAGGTGCCTCCATCTTCTCGAACAACTGAGCCGCCGCGCGGCGGCAACCATGCGACAATGCGTGCAGATATGGTCCAATCAGCGAGAGCGGTTCCACTCCGTTGTGCATCTGCATGAGCGTGAAGGTCGCCATGCTCAGCAGGTAGCAGAAGTGGCGCCAGATGCGGATCTTCAGATCGGTCAGGTCCATCTCGGGCAGTGGCAGCATGTTCTCATGCACCGCCCGCGTCAGTGCCTCAAGCAACTCGTCGCCAGAAAGCTTCCGATCGTTACTCATTGTCACCTCCCTTCAGTTTCGGCATCAGTTTGAGCAACAGCGACATGGCTGCGTTCATGTTGCTGAACACGTCCCTGACCGTCTCGCATGCTGCGGCGTCGTCCTTGCTCGCCGCCTTGCCAGAAAGCTCGGCGCAGCGCACGAGCCCGCAGGCCGCCACCGCGGTCGTCATTACCAGCAGCAGCGAGTCAGCGTACTCGGCGGACATGTTCCGCACTTCCTTCTCCGGCGCGCGAATCAACGTGGCTGCGAACCGGAAAAGCTCGACAGCCTGTGGCGAAGTCATCGGCAGTTCTCCTCTGGGTTCAGTTTCTTTGGAAGCTTGATCTCGTCGTACACCAGCTCCGACATGTCGTAGCCAGCAAGATGCACGGCGCGGAACATCACGTTGGCGAACAGCTCGGCGGCAGAGCGCAGCCCAGCCTTGATGATCGAGGCGGTCGGCTTGCGCACGGCGCGCTTGCTCATCCGCTCCTCGACCGTGTTCGTGTACTGTATCTGCGCGACAAGGATGCCGAACTGCAGCAGGGACATCGTGACCTTGTACAGCTCGACCGGCGTGCTGCAAGAGCCGAGCGCTCGCGCCGCAGTGTCCAGTGTGTCCCAAAGCGAGTTCTCTGCCTCGGGCTCATGCTGCCCGTTGTCGGGTTTGTGGTTCTGGTTATCCATTGCTCTTCTCCTCCTGTTCAATGATGGATTCGACCGCCGCGCGCAGGCACTCACGACAGAGCCCCGCCGAGGCGACTATCAAGGACTGGATCTTCTCTGGCGTAAGCGGCTCGTCGGACTCCGCCTGCTGCTGCAGCAGGTCCGCCGCACCAAGGACAAAGCGCGTCACGAGGCCCAGAGCGGAGATGCAGCGGAGACGGAGATCCTCGATCGTGGGATTCTCTGGCAGCAGCAGGACAGGCAGCGCGGCCTGCACAACGTCGTTCACGTAGTCTTCGTTGTCGCGTTCTTCAGACATGTCTAGCCTCCGTTCTCGGAAAACGTGTTATGGAAGGTCTTCCTGGCTTCTAGCACTTGCACTAGATAGGACAGCTCGGTCATAAGACAGTGTACGCTCTCCACCGCGGCGTTGATCTCCTTGTTCAGATGCGAGGAGAGCGTGATCTGCTCGGCGCGCATGATGTTCGGCACCGTTAGCACGTTGGAGATCGAGTTGTACAACGCGGCAAGCGTGCCGCGGATCGCTGACGCACTACTCTCCACGCTCAATCCGGCAGCCGATGAGTAGCAAGCCGCGATTGATGCGCGAATAGTCTGCGTGGCATCGGACATGATGTCGCTCCTGTGGAATGAACACGGCGCGCATTGAAAAGACGGCGCGCGCCTAGCCGTCGGGTGAGTCAACGTCGAAATCCTGGCGCGTCGCTTCTGGCGGCGGCGCGTCGTTGATCGTGACATGAGTCAAGGAAAAACCGTCCGCGACAGCGGCCTTCGCGGCCTGCACCGCGGACCGGCTGAACCCGTAAATGTTCCCGACACGAATGCTGGGCCGGAGCTTGCGGCGCCAGATCATCACATGAATCCAGGTGCGGCTCACTCCAAGCTCCCGCGCCAGTTCCCCGACTGAGTAGTACCTTCGCATATCTGACCTCCATACTGGGTTGCGTCGGTAGTATACGACCGTACTGTGCGTCTGTCAATCGGTCTCCGTCGCTATCCGCCGCGCGGGTACGGTGAGGTAGGGCGGGAGCCCGTCAACCCGAGCGGAGTGACCCGAGTGGTCACGAAGCGAGGGTTGTAGGGCGAGGGCCCGGAACGAACCCGTCGGAGTAATCGCCTTTGCCCCCGCAGGACGGGGCCGACCCTGTGGATCGGGGCGCGACGAAGCATCGCGGCGCTAGGGCGACGGCTACCCGCGCTAGCGGGATAGCGAGGAGACCTGAATGAGAGCTTCGGGATCAAGGCCCGCGTCCATGCCACGCAGTACCCATTTCCCGATGTTCGGCGTCTTGAGCTTGCACCACTCTTCCAGCCCAGCGGCCACGCGGCTGTGGTTCTGGTGACGCGCGGCGCGCAGCTTGCGCTTGATGTGGCGTGGCACGTCGATCCTGTCATCGTACACCGCGACACCAGTGATGATCCTGGCCCCGCGACAGGAGAGGTACAGGCGCGTCTTTTCCTCAGCCACCTGCAGCGAGTACATCTTGCAGCACTCGCGCACCATCCGTTCCATGCCATTCACCACGATCAGCGGACCGGAGATGGCAATGTCGTCCGCGTAGCGCGTGTACACGCACCCGCGCCGATGCGCGATCTCATGCAGCGCGGCATCGAACCTGTACATCAGGATATTCGCCACGGCTGGCGAGGTCGGAAATCCCTGCGCGGCAGGCCTGCTCTGCAATAACTGCCAGCACTCCGGATACAGCGGCGTGAGAAGCCGTTCCATGAGCGACTCTTTGAGGTTGGTCTCGTGATACCAGTTCGGAGCGCGCGGCGTAGTGTACGTGAGCGAGTCGAAGAAGTCCTTCAAGTCCATGCACAGCGTCGCCTCGTGCGGCCCCTTGTGCGCGAGGGCGTTCGTGACCGGGGAGCGCCCAGGCATGAACCCGTGCGCCACCCGGTACACGTCCAACGTCAGCGCCAGCGCCGATAGTTCCGGTACCAGCGACCGGTAGTAGGCGGCAACGTCGCGGCGTAGGCGGTACACCTCGCGCAACCCGCCGCTCCGCTTACGCAGATGCATGCGCTGGAACTCGCCCTTCATCGACTACTCTCCAGCCTTGATCGACGCCACTTCGTCGAGCAGCGAATGGATCTCCGTGCTGATCTCGCTAGCACGCTCGGCCAGCACGGATGAGAAGCACTGGAGGTAGGCAATGAGATCGGAGACCCTGTCGAGCTTCTTGCCGCTCAACTCGCCGTCCTTGAACAGGTCCTTCAGCTCCCGCAACCGGTCGCCGATGTGCTCCTCGATCACCGCCGCCACGCTCCGCGTGTTCTCCACGCTCGGGTCGAGGTTGAGCACCCGGAACGGCGCATGGATGCTCGCGAAGAACTTGCCAAGCTTATCCAGCACCTGTGGGTGCGTCTGAACCAGGAACGCACGGCAGAAGGGCACCACGCGGATGTTGTTCTCGTCGAACAACGCATGCACGATGTCATCCACGAAGGAGCCAGTCTGATTCTCCAGCTCCCGCTGGAACGCCTGAGTCACAATGTCCCGCACCCACTGGTCGCCCTCCTCGAACACCAGCTTGGTGCCGACGACCGTCGCCACGCAGATGGCACGATAGTCCAGCCGGCCACCATACTCGTACGCCTCCGAGAGCTGGTAGCGCCAGCCAAGATCGCTCTTGCCGAGCGTCTTGATGTCGTACTTCGTATGGCCCAGCTCGCGAGCGGCAGCGGCCAGCGCGCGACGGAAGGCCGTGCGCGCGCCCATGCCGACGACCTGCTTCGAGATGCCAGCGTCCGCAAGGGCCGTCGCAAGACGGTCAACCGGCACGGTCGACGGAGAACGCCAGGAAACAACACTGAAACGCATCTGAGATGCCTCCACGATGCCCGCGTGTGAAACTAGATACTGAGCACGGACTGCACGCAGGCAGAATCCAGTCCAAGCTCAGCGTAATTCCAAATCTGGTCCGCGATCGCCTTCAGCTGCGGTGTCTCGCAGCCAACGCTGATCCCGTACACGGTAACCCCGTGCTTGCGGCACCAGGCGCGGTAGTCCAGCAATCGCTGATCGTCCGGCTCTTCATCCCAGTCGCCGTCCGTGATGATCACGTGATCGGCGCCGCGGATCTCGTACTTCATGCTCTCGGCCAGCGCCAGACTGGCGATCGTTCCACCGTCCAGGAACATCTCCAACCACTGGAGGAACGTCGCCTCCGAACTCAAGTCCGCGAGCATGAGCTGGGACGAGTACGACATCAGCACGACCTCGCGCTTCTGCTTCCGCGCCACCCACGCGAGGGCGGCTGCGATAGCCTTGGCGTCGGCGAGCACGTCCTTCATTGAGCCTGACTCGTCCAGCATGACGACGATCGGCCCGCGCTTGGCTTCCGTGCGCCGGATCTTGCGCCAGCTCATCGCCTGCCGCTGGAGCAGGCGCGCGATGTGCAAGTTCCGCAGCACCGGAACCGCCCCGCCAAGCATGGCCAGCTCCGAGGGCACGACCGCGCTCAGGTCACCACTCAACGTGATGCCCGTGGTCTCCAGCGAGCCAGTGGTCGTGACCTTGGACGATTGCAGGCACCTGGCTAGGCTGATGTACCGGCCCACACGCTCCAGTATCCCGCGCAGGCGCGAGCTGCGAAGCGCCGACCGTAGCGAGCGCGCCAGCGCCTGCGGGTCCCCGCGCGACATGGCGCACTCGGCCAGATCAGCCGCCGACCTGAGGGTCGCGCGCACCTCCTTGGCCGCGTCCGTCGCCGCCTTGGCGGCCATCGCCGAGAGGAGCGCCGGAGGCTGGTGCTGCGAAAGCGGGTCCTGCTCCACGCGAAGCGACTCGCAGTACCCGTGCAGCAACCCCTCCGCGGCAATGCGCGCCAGGTCCAGATTGAGGGCCGTGTTCTGCCGGATGGCAGCCAGGTCGCCGCTGGCTTCCAGCGTGTCGAAGAACTTGGCCCGGCGCTCCGGCGGCTTGCCCGTGCGCTCAAGCGATGGCGCGAACGCCGCGTTGAAGGCGTCCACGCACACGTCCGTGATCAGGTCGCCGGCGTCGGCTAGTGACCGAGTTTCTTTTTCCGAAGCTTGGCAAAGTCCTGCCAGAACTTCGCCTTGGCGCCGCGTCCATACATCGACATCGTAGACCGTCGAGTCGATGGCATCTTCAGCGACGCCCCCGTACGAAGTCGGGGCTTCTTCAGCTTGAACGTGTTCTTCGGCGGCTTCGAGTGCTTTCCTGAGTTCATCCATTCTTGCTCCTGTTCTAGGCAATGCCTCCAGTGACAAACTTACGACACTCGTCAGCCGCCGCCTTCAAGGCCTCGCGTGCCTCGGCCACGTCCTCCTTGTCGTACTTGTTGACCTGCTCGGCGATTTCCTTGAACTTGGCCAGAGCCGCAACCGCCGAACCGATCGAGCGCTGGCCGGAGAACTCGGCATACGCCTCGTAGATCTCCGCCATCAGCTTCTGGCACGCGAGCCGGCCAGGGCAAGCGACGCCCATCACGACATCGTTCACCACGGCCCGCTGCGCCGGCGCCGTCCAGTACACATGCCGCAGAATCGCCAGGTCCCGCAGCATCACTGAGTCGTGCCCAGACGATGCGGCCATCGCCCTGGCCACCGCGACCGACCACTTCTTGCGCCGGTCAGACACCTGCACCCCGTGCTCCGTCATCAGCTTGTTCAGGATGTCGAGCACGGCCTGCTTGGCATCCGCCTCGAAGGGCATAGCCTTGGCCTTGTCCCGGAGCGCGAGCACCTCAGGGACCGAGCACTTGCCCACCGGACAGCCGCCGTTCTGGCCGAACAGCAGCGACTCCCACTGGTTGGGAGACACGTAGTTCACCTCGACTCGCAAGCACCAGCGATCGAGGATCGCCGCCTGCTCCGGCGAGTCGTCGAGGAAGTTCGTGGCACCGATGCCGTACAGCAGCGGCACGCGCACCGGCAGCCCGTCGATGTAGCACAGCCGCTCCTCGCCCAGCATGGAGAGAAGCGTGTCCCGAATCGCGGGCGAGCCACGGAAGAACTCATCGAAGAACGCAATCTCCGCGCTGGGCGCGTAGTGGTCGATCTTGCGCCGCCACTCGCCACGCTGCGTCAGCGCCTCGATGTCCGGCGGCCCGAACACTTCCTCGGGCGTCGTCGTCGGCGCCAGCGCGATCTCGAAGTACTTGGCCCCGACCGTCGCCGCTGCAGCGCGGCAAAGGGCCGACTTCGCGGACCCGGCCGGACCGATGAGCAGCACATTGTGCCCGCTGATCAGCCCAGCCTCCAGTGCCTCGATGCAGTCCTGCCGTTGCAGGAACTGCGAGTTAAGCGATTCGAGTAACATAGAACCTCCCTTCGCTGTCGCACTCCCAGCAGGGAACGCCGGTCGCGCAAACCTTCCAGTGAGACTCAAGATCGGTCGGAGCAGCCGGAATCATGCGCTCCCACTCGCCGCACAGGTACCCGTTCTCATCCACGGGACCCACGCCGAGGTGGTACATTCCGACGCTCTCCTGCAGGACCGGGATCATCAGAAGTCCCATCTGCTGCTCGCCCATGCGCCAGTTCTCGTCGAAGAACAGGCTCAGCGGCTCGGTCCGCTCAATCCCCTCCGGAATCCCGGAGATCTTGAGCGACCTATCGATGTCCCGCCGGCTCTTCTCGTCCAGGTACGGCAGAATGTCCCGGACGAAGGGCACGGCCACGCGGCGAGCCGCCACCATTGTCAGCTCGTCACGATGCCTGGCGAGAATACCGCCAGTCGTTTCGAGCACCAGCCCGCACGACGCGGCCACCGCGGCAGCCGCCATGCCGTCCTCGGGAATCTTGAACCGCAGGGGGACGCAGTCCCCCAGTACAGACCACTGCCCGGAATCACAGCGCCCGACGATCATCGGCGCTCCGGGCGTGAACTGCACGTCCTCGGCATCCATAATGATGCCGAGCATGAACGAATGTTTCTCCTCGTTCATCGGATGTGCCTCCAGACGCCTCCCTTGAAAAGAAGGCCCAGGCCGGGTAAAGGAGGCTGAAACCCCGGCCTGGGCACTAGGTGATCGCTCTCGCCGCTATGGACACTTCATACCAGCTACGGGCTGTCCAGGTCAATGTCCTCGTAGCTGATCTCGGCGCTGTCCTCCACGTCCGGCGCCCGGATGCCCCAGTCTTCCAGGCCGCCCAGCCGCGCGGCCAGGTTGATGCAATCCTGCACGAACGAGGCCGTTTCCAGGCTGCTCGCGACAATCACCGGGATGTACAGACCGTACTTGCCGCACGGCGCGAAGGCTTGCACGCGATCGCCGGCCTGCAAGAACCGGATGTGGCTCACGTGCGACTGGCACACGGCCACCTCGAATGGACCTGGCTTCATGCCGTGCGCGGGCGGGTCCACATGCCGCTCCGCGTAGGCCACGGCCCGCCGCAACAGCGCGACTGCGGCCTCGCTCGGCGCAAGCCCGAGCGGAATGGACTCGTAGGGTTCCTGCTCGAACGAGTCCTCCGAGATGGCCGCGATGCGCCACCGCGGCAGAACTTCGAGATACAGGCGGTAATGCTTTTCGTACATCAGGACGGCCTCCGTTTGCGCCCCAGAACTGGAAGCATGCCGGCTTGCCACGGGGCGAGATGGCGCGCCGGCAAGTGTTGTGATCGTGGCGCCGCGCAAGCGATCTGGCCGCCAACGTCTCGGCAGGCGGCCTGGCGCGGCAGTCGCGCCAGCCTGTCTAATAACTACACTGGTCAAGCAGCCGGCGCGGCTGTAGTGTTCGGTGGGCGGCGCGTCGAAAAAAATGGCCGGGCGACGCGCCGAAAAAAACTCGACGCGCGACAGAGTCGAGTCGCTGTCGCGCGTCGATAAAAAATTGGGGGGACGGGAATCCGTTCCCGTCCCCCCGCAGGAGACTTAACCGGTGTCAGCTTCGGTGTCCCGCAGGACACCGAAGTACCCCAGCCCGCCTGCCCGACCGGCGTGGTCGAGCAGGTCTCGTACGTAGTCTGCCAACTCTGTCCCGTGGCAGATGCACACGGGAACCGCGAGCTGGCACCCGCACGAACGGTACGGTGGAATCCGGTCCGTGCTGTAAAGCACCTCGCGGTGCGTATAGTGCGCCTGGCAAAGCCAGACGCAGTACTTGGGAGCTTCAGGCCGCAGGTCCGGCGGCGGCACCGGACCTGCGTCGTAGTACGGCGGTCGACAGAAGTCGACCGCGATCCTCAAGATCTCGGTAGACTCGGGACCGAATGTGGTCCCGAGGTGGGCGCCGGCCCAGTCGGGCCGGAAGCCCTCGCCGACGACTGTTACATGCCAGTCGTCGCCGCGTAGGAACAACTCGCTGCGCTGTTCCATCGGACCTCCTTTCGGGAAGAGAAGAGAAAAACGCCCAGACGCCACCGTGGCGTCTGGGCTCTGGTTGCTGTTACTTACTGGGCCGCGTCGGGCGTGGCCCGCATGTCCGCCACGTGCTCAAGTGCGCGGCGGACGAGCCGTGCGGCATAGATCCCGTCTGCAAGGCAGAGCGGGACTGCAAGTCCGCCGGCCGGGCAGATACGGAAGGCGGGCAGAATGTACCCGCCATAGAAGTTGCCGGCATGCACGCGCGCGCCGCACGTGCAAAGCTCGACAAGCTCCACCGGCTCCGCACAGCCGGGCCCGCCCTCTGGAGGCAGGTAGTCCGGATAGAATCCGTCGTTGGCCTCCATCATTTCGTCGAACGCCCGGACGATGTGGTCGGCCGCGGCGTCAGAGACAGCGCGGCCAACGTAAATCGTGAACCCCTGGTCCGGCCGCTGCCACGGCCGGGCCATCCGGAGCGTAAGGTGCTCCGGATGCAACCACAGGTCGTTGCGCCGAAGCGCATCGACCTCGGCCTCGAATGAGAAACGGTACGGGTCTGGATACATCTGACCTCCTTTCGTGAAAGAGAAAAATGCCCCGGTCGCCACCGTGGCGACCGGGGCTCGGACTGTTTCTCGTCGTTACCCGCCGGCGAGGTTGCCGGCGGTGGCCCAGTTCCTGACCGCGTGCTCAATGAGCGACGCGGCCAGTGGGCCGCGCGTCACGCACAGCGGGACAGTCAGCCCGCCGTGCCAGCATACATGGAATACTGGAATCCGGTTCCCGAACGGCGGGAACCGGTGCACTCCGCAAGAAGTGCAGTGCTCGACCAGCCAGAGCTGGCCGGACTGGTCAGCCCGCGGAAGCGGGTGGTCCCAGTCCGTTAGCTGGTCGAAGGCCCGGCGAACGAACTCGGCCGCGTCTGGATTAAGCGCGCGGCCGAGCCGGATTGCCTCAATGGGCATCGGCTGGTCGGGCCATGTGACCGTCACGTTTAAGTCCACGGGATCTAACCAGAGATCCCGCTGGCTGGCCTTCCCGAACTCGGACCAGCAAGCGAACGAGTCGCCACTCATACATCTCACCTCCTTTCTGGACTTTTGTCCCGTCCGGCCCGTGAATCCACGGACCGGGCGGGAAAAAAGTGCCCCGCCACACCTGCCCAGTGGGCGGGGCGTGTTGCTTGCCGCGCTCCTCCTTTCACGAAAAGCGCCCCGCCACCCATCAGGATGGCGGGGCTCGGTCAGTCAGCCGGTCTTTCTGGTGGTGCTAGAACTTCAGCACCACCAGGCCTAGGGGACCTGCAATCTCGTAGAGCGTTTCCAGGATCGCCTTCCTCGTGAAATCAGGGAAGACGGACAAGTCAATCTGGTGCGACCTCCCAGTTGAGTCGTAGATGTAGACTTTCACGGGCTCTCCTTTCTTGAAGTTTCCGCCCGCCAACCCGCCCCTGGTGGGGCGGGGGCGGGCTCGCGTCGGTTAGCGTGTTACTCTGTCACGATGAGTGCCGTGTCTTTCGGCTCAGGCTGCGCTTCTGCTGCCTTCTGCAGCTCGTCGGTGGGATCCGGTATCACCGGATCCCACTCCAGCCACTGGGCGCCGAGATGAACGGCGTCCAGCAACAGGGCGCAGTAACGGCACAACCTCGACCACCTGGCCTGTTGAGTCAGGCCCTGGCCGAGGACGTGGTCGGGCACCCAATGGGTGCCCGGCCCCACGGACCTGAGCCATTCGAGAAACGACTCCGGCGGCAGCGACCGTTTCGGTGCCGGCCGCCCGCGCTGCCTGGAAGCCAGTTGGGCTTCGAGGTCTCGGACCCTCTGTCGAAGTTCGTCGAGTTCGCTCACACTCGTCTCCTTTGGCGTGTGGGGGACGGAACGCTCACCAGCCACCGTTGGCTGGTGGCGACCCCCACCCCTCATCTATACCCTGTACCCCCCCCACCCCTGGGGCCCCTGAGAATATTGCAGGTTACTCTTCGCTGCGGGGTACGTTCACGCTCGCCGACTGCCTTGGGGCCCCGGATTTGGGGTGCGGGGGTCTTTTCCTGGTCTTCCCTGTGGGGCCCCGGATTTGGGCATATGGGGCCCCCTGCTTTTGGTCTATGGGGCCCCGGATTTAGCCCTGGCTTTCCCCAGGTTTCATCCCTTGTCTGGCGGATGCCCTTTAAAGGCCGACTTTTGGCCTTTTCCGCCACTTTTTTTGCCGAGGGGTATGGTGATAGCCTTCGATTTCAAGCAGGTCTTAAAAGGCCGTTTTTAGGCCTTTCTGGGCATGCCGGCCCTTGGCTTTGCCTATTTTGCCCAAAGTGCCTGGAATCAACCGTGTTTTGGAGATACCTAGACTAGCTTACTTAGAGAATACGTAGTATTCTCTAGTAAGCTAGTCTTAGGTATCTCTACTGCGGTGTTACATGTCATCCTGGTCGCGTGGCACGAGTGCGACTCAGTCTGGGAGTGGTCCGGCCTGGACGAACCTTGCCAACGTGGTCGACAATGATGGGCTCACGTTTGCGTACGTGCTGTTTACTGCGTCAGGAGCTTCTCAGACTGCCCAGATTACCGCGTTCAACAGTCTTGACCCGTATGAAGCGACTGCCACGCCGTACTGGACCATCTACGCAGCCAAGCAGTCAGGCACTGCGACGCTCAACCTCTACACGCGCATCCGGATTGACACGTATACGGGCCCGTGGAAGTCCGTTCTTGTCACGTCTGCTAGCATGACGTCGTTTCACTTCTGGGACCAGGAGCGGACCTCGAACGACTGGCGCCAGGCGAAGATCGACTTCTACGCGCAGGCCGGCGGTGGAATGGTCCAGATCAACGTCGCCGATCTGGTCATCACCCTGCTGGTGAGCAACGTGCTGCGGCGGTCAACGGACCTGATTACCAGGCGCATCATCTTCGCTCCGCTTGCCTTTGTGCCGACGGCCAAGAGTGTGCCGGTGCCGTTACTCGGCCAGGTTGTGCCGCCGATGCCGATTCCTTCTCGTGCGGTGTTGTTCCGAGAGGAGCCGCCCGAGGAGATCACCTGGTAATTTGCCGTCTTTTGGCGCCCGTGCTCTAATGCGTGGCATGGGATTCCTGTCACGCATATTCGGATTCGGTCGGCGATCGACGCCATCTAGCGCAGAGTCTGCTCCCGCGCCCAAGAAGCAGGCACAGGACCGCCCAAAGCGCAGGAAGCCAAAGCCAAGGCCACAGGCCAAGCCAAAGGTGCCGCCGCCGAGGATCGGTTCCGAGGTTGCCTCGGAATATGAGCGGAGGCATAGGCTCTTCGAGTCGTATCTTCTGGCGCAAAAGCGGACGCAACAGCGGCTGCAACAGCGGCAGAAGGCCCAAAAGCCGCGCCTAAGGAAGAAGCCCAAAATCACAAAGCTGCCACTAACCCTGCCTCCAATCACGCCAGCGGATGTTACCGCGATGCATGCCGCGATGCGGCGCCGGATGATTGAACAGAGTCGCAGTAAACACGATCGATAGGGGCCCTTCCTTCCTCTAACGCCCCGTCCGCTGCATGCATGAAGCGCCGCAAAGCTTTTGATTCCGCCAAGAAGCGCGCCCAGCAGGAGCTGGAGCAGACGCTTCGGGAAGAACACAAAAAGCGGCAGCAAGAGCAGCACGTTCAGCGGCAGCAACAACAGCAGCAACAGCAGCAGAGGCCGCAGCAGCAGCAGCCGACGCAGCAGGCGCAGCAGCAGCCTGTACAGAGGCAACAACAGCAGCAGGCGCAGCAACAGCAGCAGCAGCAGCAGCCAGCCGCGCAACAGCGGGCTCGGCGGCTGGGGCCATCCGAGCCAGCCGCACAAGGCGGGGCGCGCACGAAAAGGCGGAACCCCGTCATGCGTGCCTACAAGGCCATTATGAGGCTGCCGCCTGGCATGCAGCCGCAAAACCCACTGGAGACTGCTTGGGACGCGGCTCTCCTCGGCGAAAGCATCAGGGGGGCATTCAAGCTAGGCAGAGCCGCCGTCCGAGGCATCTCGTGGCTCGGCATGGCAGCGGCCAGGGCCGGGCGTGGCCTGTACGCGCTCGCCGCACCGCACGCCGCCCGCATGATTGCCAGCATGCCACTTGTTCAGCGCATTCGGTGGCAGCAGCACATGCGAAACATGCTTGAGGCAGCCAAGCAACATAGCAGCCTACAAAAGGTTCTCGACGCATACCACGCCATTCAAGAGAGAATGCTGGCTGGCGCGAAGCCTCAGCCGCAGACACAGGAGAAGCCACAAGAGAAGCCACAAGGGAAACCGAATAGGGATCCGAATTACGAGGAGGATTTGAAGAGGACCATTCAGGTGCTGGCGCAGCTGGATGCGCGAGAGAGGGAGCGGGCGGCGCGAGAGAGGGAGCGGGCGAAAGCGCCATCTCCGGAGGAAAGGCTGGCCGCGATAAATCGCGCAATCGACGAATGGACCAAGGAAAGACGGGCAGCCGAATCCAAGAAGAAAGAACAGCATCAAGAACAGCAGGCTGAAGTAAAGCCGGCTCAACAACAAGAAGCAAAGCCACAGCAGGCGGAAGCAAAGCAGCCACAAGCAAATCAACAACAGGCACCACAACAGGAGCAGCAACAGGCGCAGCAAGGCGCCAAAGGCCAGGGACAGGGACGCCGCGGACGGCGATGGAGCGGCTGAAAATGCACAGCTTATTGGCCGTCTGATATACTCCAGATAGGAGATGCAGACGTGGCAGCACGCAAGAACCCAGAGACAGGTGGCGGCGGACCAAAGAAGCCCTCGCGAGGGGAACAAGAGGGCACGACCAGGAAACCGTCGGACCAGGCCAAGCGACGGTTAATAGGTAGTAAAGGGAATGCCGCCAAAGACCCACAAGCGGCAGGAGCAGAGGGCGCGGCACGCAAGCTAGCGGCGACAGGAGAGGCCGCGGCACGAAATCCAGAGACGACGGGAGAGGCCGCGGCACCCAAGCCCTCGACGACAGGAGAGGGCGCAAAGAGCACGCAAAGGCAGCAGGGCAACCAGAGCAAGCCAAAGACGGCAGAGCAACAACGCACCGGCGGCCGGCGAGGAGTCCGCGCATCAAAGCTAGCCCGCAGCACAGGGCAGCAACCGAGTTCAACAAGTCAACCAACACAGGCCGGGCCCACTGGCGCCGCGGGCGCACCGCAACCAGTGGCACAACCAGCAGCTCAGCCATCGGCGCAGCCAGTAGCGCTCGCGGAAGCGCAGCAAGGTCCTGGCGTGCAGCCACCAGCCGGGCAGGGGGAGTCAAGTCAGCCAAAACAGATGACGCAGGCTTACCTCGCTCGGTTGAGGCGGGCGCAGTTCTTGAGCCCCCAAGAAGCAGCAGGGAAACAGCCCGAACTAACCACCGAGCTGGGCGCTCCGGAAAGCAGCGCCCGATATTTCGCGATGACTGGCGCTCAATCGCTAGGCGTGGCAGCGTTCTTTTCGGCGCTGCGAGACCTAATTGGCGCAAAGCATCCGGCCAGGAGAGACCCAAACAGTCCACTCGCCTCACTGGAATCGTGGCGAGCATATCGGAGTCAGCGGCGCGCGCGCATACCCTTCTCTCCGCCACATATCGACAATCCAGCGGAGGTTGCCGAGCCCTCAGAGCTTACGACGCGGCAGGCGTTTCATGCAAATCCCCAGCCGCCAGTAGAAGATGTATACCGCATCAAGTATAGGAACCCACGACCTCCAAGTGGTTCTTCACGGCGAAGCTCTGTGCCGACGGAGGAGGCGGGGTCCACGAAATCAGAAACATCCTCCGAGACCAGGCCCCTCGCCGCGCGCCCATGGAAGCCAAATATCCGCAAGCCTGGGCGCGTGAAGACGATAGATGAGTACAACGAGCTGATTAATCGCTACAATCAGCTACAAAGTGAAGAAGAGGAGGCGCAAAGACGATTTAACGCCATCCGCCAGCAGCTGGCACCTGAAGAGCGGCGCAATCGCATACTAGAAGCACTGAGACAACACGATCCGCAGTCACACAGTGAATTACTCTCGGAAATTGAGACACACCGCCGACTGGCTGAAAGCGCCGGCCGCCCGCCGAGGGCGCCAATGTCGGTGGACGAACTCAAGCAACGGCTGGGTGAAGTCGAACAGACTGCACAAGGCGTCCGGGAGCAAGAGCTCGCGAGACTAGAGGAGAGGCGCGGAAAACGACTCGCTGGCCTGCCAAAGTTTGAACAAGCCACCGTGCTGTCTGAGCACAGGTGGCTGACGCAGAAGATGGGGCGGAAATACTCTGCCGAGCGCCATATTGAACAATCAATTCTGCGGGAGTCGCGCAAGGAACTGGCTCAGGAGGCCAAGAGAAGGTACGAAGAGGTCAAAAAGATTGGCGACGCTGCTGCTAGGAGGCAGGCGCTCGCGGACCTGCGCAACGAGATTCGGGAAAGGCGACTTGGGCTACACAGAGAGTCACAAGACGCGTTGGCGCGTGTGCTGGAGTCGCTAAAAGAAGAGCTTAGGCAAGGGCGCGCCGCAATCCCCGATATTGCAAGGGCCGCCGTGCAAGTTGAGCGCGACAGGATAGAGGGGGAGTTTGAGCGAAAGAGTCGCACGAGGCCAGAGCGTGCCGCGAGAGAGGCCACTCAGCCAGTGCGCTCCCTGATAGCGGAGGAGTTCTACGGGAAAAGTCGCGGATGGTACGCTCGCACCCCCGAGGAGTTCGGTCGCCTTCGCTCCGACGCGATAGTGCGCGCTCTGAGCGAGAGATTTCATCGCGTTCCCAAAGAGGTCCGAGAGCGGCTGGTCGCAGCTGCGAGCAATACTGAGGGCTCCATTAACGCACCTGACCACGACTTCCTGCGCCAGCTGATTACCCCGCATCTACCGAGCCACCTGTTCGAGTTCGACGCGGCTAGCCCAGAAGAGATCCTCACCTCTTACAAGCGCATGCGCTCGCTCCAACGGCAAAGAGAGCTAATGGAACACGGCCAGCGACTTGCGTCAGAGGCCGGCCTGTTGCCGGAAATACCCGCACAGGAAGTCAGGGCCTCGCTAGAGCGGCAGAAAGAGATGGCATGGATAGATGCCACGCTAAGGGCAAACAGCGTCATGCAGCACCGAGCAAGCATGAAGGCCTTCGAGAGGAACGAGAAGCTTTCCCAGGAACATAGCCGCCCGATCAGGTCTGCGCTGAGGCCCACCTCCAGGCAGGGTACGCCGGATGATCAGTTGTCCATGCTGTCGGCTTTGCCAGAGAGCTCGCCTCACAAAGAAAGTATCGCAATGGAACCTGGCCCACTCGGCACACCGTCCGTCCCGATCGACGAACTGCTGGAAAAGGCCGGGAAGTCAATTGGCATACACCGGAGAATGGCCGAACAGGCTAGGCTGGGGAATAGCCTTGAGCCGCACAAGAGAGCGTTGCATGAGCTGGGAGGAATTGCGCTCGAAGAACTTACGCGGCCAACCTTCTTCCAAAGCCTCGGAGAGTACAAAAAAACCACTGGCATCGGGCATGATAGAATAATCCGGGCTGGCGTTGATGTCACACCATACGAAACGTTCATTCGCTCGCGCGAAGGAGAGCAGGCCGAGGCGACGCGGAAAGCTGCCGTCGAACCATACATCAGCCAAGAACACCTAAATAAGTTCGAGCGGATGCTGATGGATGCAAGAGAGCCGCGTGGTGTCGACCCCGAGCGCCATCCTGTGCTACGCCGATCGTTTGAACACTATCAGGGACTGAACGCCGATCAGAGGCACTTTAGCCACTCAGCGCTGCGCGACATACTGGATGCCGCTGGCCCGGAAGGATGGCACAGCACAGCCGCCGCTCTCCGCGCTCTCAACGATGTTACAGAGCAGTACCTGCGCAAGCTCTATCCGATCTCGACTGAGAACACGATGAACTCTCAGCAGTGGACCAAGCTGGGAGCCATCGCCCGCGCCTTGCATGAGATCGGCATGCACGTGCTGCTCCCGACCCACCGCATCCAGGGGATCGGCGACATGGGCGGGAAGCGTCGCGAAGCACTTGCTAAGCTGGTGACCACAGCCAACGACTACCTGGGAGTGAAGGCCCATCGCTCGGACCCGAAGGTCGCGAAGGCGGTACGAGAAGCCGCGCAGTGGATCCGCAACAGAGGGCTGGCGCCAGCGGAGGCCGCCGAGGAGGCCAAGCCTCTCCCAGGCCAAGATAAGCCGCCACCACACATAGAGGAGTGGCAACATGCGCTGGCGTCGCAGACGGACTTCTTCGACAGAGCGAGAATGTCGGAGCTGGGCGCCTTCATCGCGAAGCACGCGCCGTTTTTCCACGCAATCAATCGCATTGGCACAGAGTACCAGAAAACACTTCGCGAAAATATCATGACGCATGCCACCAGGCTAGTGATGCGACAGGACGCCGCCACGCGCGAGGCTGGCACCAACTCCTACGCATTCCGTGCGGCCCTGCGCCACGCCAGCGAGTTTCACTTGGGTGACGCCAAGTTCGTGGTAAGGAACGCGCTCCGCAACATATATGGGGATCACGAGAATAGCATAAACGTCATAATGGAAGACCTGCACCCCCATCTTCAAGAATGGATCATCCATCGCCTTACTGCATCGGCTATGAGGCGCCTGAAGCCCACAGAACTTGGGTACAGTCGCGACATGCTCAATGCCTTCCTCAAGAATGTTGATGACAAAGACCTGGACGCAGCAATCGCACGCATGCACAGAGCATCAGTACAAGCGACCAAAGAAAAAGCAGCCGAGCATCTCAGCAACGCACACGCCGTTCTGGCCAGGCACCTTAGTGATAGCAGCGACGCCAGATCGATCATTGAAAGCGTGAAGTCAAGCCTGCGGACTGGACTCAGGCGCGCGTACCCAGCGCCCGGCGGCGGCAAGCCACGGAGAACCCTGCAGTCGATCGTCGAGGCGCTGAGGCAGAGCACCGAACAGCGGCATCTCAGCGCAGGATGGTACAAAACTATCGAGTCCGCGTATGGGGCCGCGCGGCGGACTGAGGAGCTCATCGGAGGACCGCACACCCCACTGGACGTATCATTTGTCAGGGTCATTCCGACCTTCCTGGGCGACCCGCATGAGCGCGCTGGCCTCTCGGCTGCCCAGCTATTTAGGCGGCTTCGTCCCGTTCTAAAAGAACAGACAAAAGAACAGAATCAGGGTTCCACTACAAGCAGTCAACCTTAATAGGAGTAGTCTTAAATGGCTGGAGTTCGTTTCAAGGCAGTTACGTCGGAAATCTCTACCGGCACATCCGCCAAAACCATCATGCAGCTTGTCGCTGCCGCCAACCACGGTGTGCTGATCGACGAGATCAGCGTGTCGTTCAAGGGCACCAGCAACACCGCTAGCCCGGTGCTGGTGCAGGTCGTGCGGCAGGGCACCGCTGGCACGATGAGTTCCATTGCGAGCCTCGCCAAGGACCCCGCCGACGCGGATGAGACCTTGCAGGTGGCAGGCACGCAGAACGCGACCGTCGAGCCCACCACCACCGCCTTGCTCATTTCAGAGGAAGTGCATCCTCAGACCGGCTACACCTGGCAAGCCCCATTCGGGCGCCAGATCAAGATCGGCGGCGGAACTCGCCTGGGCATCGTCGTGACGGCCAGCGCGGACGTGCAGTGCGTAGCGCGCGTGTGCGGGGAGGAGTAGAATGCCAGACTACATGCAGTACCGCTTCCTCGATACCGTCCCGTGCCTCTCAGCCAAGGAGCTGGCGGAAAAGCTGCTCATCCCACCAGACCAGTTTTACCGTGTCGTGGAACTGCTTGTGAAGGACCGACAGGTGTACGACTCGCTGCACCACTTCGTCAACACGTTCGCAGCCTTGGACAGGCACCTCACCCCAGACGGCAAGTCGGTCGAGGAGCCTCAGGTCGTCCAAGTGCTCTGTGTCAAGGAACACATCGGCTATGGCCTGAAGCTCGGCGACAGGAAGATGCTCGCCAAGGACCTTGCCGAAAAGCTGGCGGAGCACCAGTTTGTAATCATCTTGTAACGTGCAGCTGAATCACAGGCGAAGCCGGAAGCAGTTCTTTCACCAGCTCCCGCCTCGCGACCATCCTCCCGTAGACCCGCCCCCAAACCCACGCACGCGGGTCGCCACTACAGCCCGCCTGGACCCGCCACCGCACCCGGGCGGGCTGTTTGTTTGCGCGCCGCCGGAGCTCGCGGACGAGAGCTGGAACTACACCCGCGCGACGGTCGTTTCCAGCACGCACCAGACGGAGCCGCCGCCAGGCGCCGTGGTCCGCACGCGGCCCCCAGAGGTCGCTGGGGATGAGTGGAACACCCCGCCCAAGTACGTGCGGGCTGGCACCGTTCGAGCCGACCTCTTCGTGCAGCAGCCGGTGAACGTGCGCAGAAGCACCGGCAAGCCAGTCGTCCCCATACGCCCGCGCATCAGGCGGTTCGTCAGGGCGACCCGCTCCCTGCCTCCGCTCGAATACCCAGCCTTTGCCCCACGCCTGACGCTGCCGCCAGATCCGCTCTGGTTCAAGCGCCGAAGCGCGCGCTCTCCATATGTGCTTGAGTACGTGCCCTGGCAGCATCGCGTGGCGCCGGCGCCGCTGTTCATTCCGCGCCTCGTGGCATCCAGATTCGTCCACGCGGAGGCGCTCGCTCCATCGCCAGGCGGCTGCATGCGCCGGGCACCAACCGAAGGGACGATCGCCGCGCTCCGGGGCCGCGTTGCAGCGTGCATC